TGCATTGACGCGACGCGATATTCAGACGGGCGGACTTGTTGCGGTGGCAGCAGAGAGCGTCTGGTTGCCATCATCGCTGAGCGTATCACCAACGGCATCTACTAAAACCACCACCACCACCACCACTCACCACAAGGACCAAGACAATGATCAGCCAAGAACGACGAGACGAGTTGACCGCCCGCGACGCCGCACACGCCACGCGATACCTGAACGGGATCGAAGGGAAGAGCGAGCAGGGGCCATGGTACGGTGACACCCCGGCCGCGAGACTGATGCAGTGTGGAGACTGCTTTGGCATGGGGCCCAAACTGGTAGCCGGCCACGCTGACCTGCTCGCCCACTTTGGACTCGACGCCAACGTGGACGCGATCATGACACAGGCACAGCGCCTCGACCAACGGTGGTCGCAGGACATCGACGCTCGCGTTCGCAAAATGAACCGCGGACGCGACGGTGGTCAAGACGACGAGCGGGGTGAACCCACTACCACCAAGCCGACCACCAAGAAGGCAGAGAAGCCGGCTCCGAAACCCAAGAAGGCGAAGGACGTGTTCGGGTCGCGTGAAGGCAGTGGGTCGTACAACCTCAACGCCAGTGTGCTCGGTGGAGCTACCACAGCGGCCGAGATGGTGACCGCGAGCGGGGTGACACTGAGCCGATGCAAGGCACACGTGAAATGGCTACTCGACCGCGAGTTCATTGTTGGCGACGCTGACGGGTTCGAGATCGCCGAAGGGTTCACACCCGCCGCTGACCGCCCCCGCAAGTCGCGGGTCGTGTACGCGATCTGGGACATCAACTGCTGCTCGATCATACGTTGGGCAGGAGCCAACGGCATGGACTTCGACGACACCGCCATTGCGATTGAGACGTTGGGTTGCCGTGGGATGAGCGACGCCACCATGAAGCTCCACCACAGCGCCGGTCGCAAGGGTGACACCCGTTGGGGCGAGCCCGCCACGCTGACGAGCAGCCAAAAGAAACAACTGCGAAACGCAGCCAAGTAGACCCCACTAGACGAGCCATGTTAGATCTGTTAGACTCGCGTCACAGGAGAAGAACTATGTTCCCACAACCAGTGAACACCCCGAAACCAGCCGTGACCATCGAGTACGACTGTCGGGGTGAACGAACCACCAAGACGTTCAAGTGTGCTTACGCCGGGCGCCGCTTCTACACGTCAAAGTTCAAGTCCGGCCACAACCCTCACATCGTGGCGACACCGTCACAGGAGACCACCACAGGATGACAACCGCAACACCACTTCAACGCGACGCAATGACCGAGACCTACCACGACGTGCACGACCTGATCTGCCATACGGTGCATGGCTTCATTCGCAAGAACGGCAGGCAGTGGGGCACCTTCGATGAACTGTTCGCTCAGGCGAATTGGGAATTCATGGTGGCCTTCCGAGACTACCAACGACCCGACGGGAACCGCGACGGCGACTCGAGCTTCTCAACGTGGTGCCGTTGGGTGGTGTCCAAGGGCCTGCTCGAACACCAACGGAACATCATCCGCCGCGATCGCATGTGCCGCATTACGGTGCGCGACACGACCGAGATGGAGATCCCCGCGGACGTGAGCGAGTTCAGGCTCATCGACCTACTGGACGAACTCACGGACGACGCCGCTCTGGTGGCTAAGCTGACCCTCAACCCGCCCAAGGTCCTCACACAGTGTATCGCAGAGGCGAAGGGCAGCGCCGCCCGTAATGTCCAAGCAGTTCTCCGACAATACCTCTACGGGCTCGACTGGGAACCCGACCGTGTCAACGCGGCGTTCGCGGAGATCGCCGACCACATTTCATAGGAGACCGAGACCATGAGACGCCATGCCCTACTCGTCGCAATCGTGTTCGGCACACTGTTCGCAATACTGACCGCCGTGATGGTTGTGGGTACTGCGAGCGGGGCACCACCAGCAGTGACCCGATCAGTGTGGTCGGGTTGCTTCTGTACGGTCTACATTCGGGACGCGAGAACGGGCGTCGTACGCAAGTTCGAGCGACGCGAGGTACGAGCCACAACCACCGCCGATCGACCCGGAACGGGGCGTTGGGGGGCTTGGGTGGAGCAGAAACCACAGGACCCCAAAGCCCGGAGCTGGCAGCTGATTGAGATCCCTGTGACACAGGGGGAAGTCAGGGCAGCGATGGGTGCCTACGTGTTTGACCACTTGGCAACCAAGACGCGGGCACTGGTCTCCAAGACCTACGAACTGAGCGATTCGGGCTATTCGATCTCGGGAGTGCCCGGAGTCATACCACCACCCACACGCCGCCAACCGTTATTGGATTGATATGAAGACACGATTGTATGGATACCAGAAGCAGGGCGTACGCCGCATGGAACGGTTCGACATCCGTGCCCTTCTCGCCGATGAGATGGGGCTCGGTAAGACCCTCGAGTTCCTGGCAACGTACCGACGCAACCACAAGACCTGCTCGCCGGCCGTGGTGGTGTGCCCTGCAAGCCTGAAATGGAATTGGGCCCGCGAAGCGATGATGCACATCGGGGTCAGGGCGGAGATCGCAGAGGGGAGAACACCACCACGACAGGGCCGGTTCAAGCCCGACCACAGGCTGGTGATTATCAACTACGAGATACTCCCCTACTGGATGGACTGGCTCGAAGACCTCGACCCACAGCTCATTGGGATTGACGAGTGTCAGTACATCAAGAACCGAGACACCCAACGAACCAAGGCCGTGAAGCACCTGTGTCGCGGGAGACCTCACATCGTTGGCATGTCGGGTACGCCGCTCACCAGTAGACCCGCGGAACTCTACCCGATGTTGAACATCCTGATGCCGGACATGTTCAACTCGTTCATGACATACGCATGGGACTACTGCAAACCAAGACGCACGCCGTGGGGCTGGGAGTACAAAGGCGCGACGAACCTAGACGAGCTTCACGAACTGCTCACCGAGACGTGCATGATCCGCCGGCGAAAGGCTGATGTCCTGGACCAGTTGCCAGACAAGACGCGGATCGTGGTGCCATTCGAGCTCTCGAAGGACGGTCGCAAAGAATACGACTACGCTGAGAACAACTTCATGCGGTGGCTCGCCAAGTCGCAAGGCAAGGCGCGTGCTGCGTCCGCTCGCAAGGCAGCACAACTGGTGAAGATGGGATACTTGAAACGGCTCGCTGCTTCGTTGAAGTACGACCAGACAACGACATGGGTTGATGACTTCTTTGACAACAGTGATGGCAAGCTCGTCCTGTTCGGTGTTCACAAGAAAATCATTCAACCGTTGGTCGAGAGGTACAAGAGTTCGTGCGTACTGGTTGATGGCTCGGTGAGCGGACGGAAGCGGCAGGTCGCGGTGGACAAGTTCCAAGGCAAGGACAAGATACGGTTGTTCGTTGGGAACCTGCAAGCGGCTGGCGTTGGTCTCACACTCACCGCCGCTCACAATGCCGCGTTCTGTGAACTAGGGTGGACGCCCGGCGAACACACTCAAGGCGAAGACCGCATCCACCGCATCGGACAAGAGAATGCAGCGTCGTGCTACTACCTCGTGGCACGGAACACGATCGAAGAGGACCTGTGCCTAGTCTTGCAAGAGAAGCAAGCCGTACTCGAAGCCACTCTCGACGGGGCTGGTAGTGGTGACGACCTAGACATCTTTGACCAGCTCACCGAGCGGATCAAGCAACGGAGGGAAGCAGCATGACCACCGAAGACAACTACCTGACCAGGCCGGCTGGACACCCCGATGGTTCGATCAACGATCTACCGCCAGTGGACGACAGTCCCATCACGACATTGTTCTTACGGTCCGTCCCCAAGGAAGTGAAGAGACAATTCAAATCGTGGTGTGCAGACAACGACATCACCATGACGGACAAGCTCGTTCAAATGATGAAGGCGACCTATGCGGTTCGAGGAAATACTACGTGAGCATCGAGTACCCATTGCACCTGAGGGGCACGAACATACGCGACCGGGCTGGTTGCAATTCGACTGCCCCTTCTGTGACCGAGCGGGTCACTACCGTATGGGATACAACCTGCAGCTCAAGTACGTCAATTGCTGGCAGTGTGGTCAACACAGTCTCGCGGAGACACTGGTCCATCGCTGCGACATGGGCTGGTCTGAAGCTAAGAAGGCGATCGGGAAACTCGAACGCGGACCAGTGGTGGAGAAGGCGAAGCGGGGCACACTCAAACTCCCACATCCGCTCGACGACCTCGGACCCGCCCATCGCAAGTATCTGAAGCGACGTGGTTTCGATCCCGACGAACTGTCTCGGTTGTGGGGACTGAAGGCAACGGGACCACTGGCGGGGATACCCTGGCGCATCGTAGTGCCCATCGTGTACCACGGCGAGACGGTGAGCTGGACCTCACGCAAACTGAACGACAAGGGTCTTCGGTGGCGATCTGCTGCAGCTGACCAAGAAGCTCTCAACCACAAGGAGTTGCTGTATGGGATCGACTACGTCAGGCACGCCGCCATTGTCAACGAAGGACCCTCCGACGTATGGGCCGTCGGTCCTGGAGCGGTTGCTACCTGTGGTACGGGATTTAGCCAAGCTCAGGTCAATCGCCTCTCACGCCTTCCGGTCAGGATCGTGTGCTTCGATAGTTCTCACGAAGCCCAAGTGCGAGCCCAGCAGTTGTGCGACGCCCTCGAATGCTTCCCGGGACAGACGATGAACGTGATACTGGACGCAGAAGATCCGGGGTCGGCCGGTGCTACCGAACTCAAGGCGCTGAGACGCCTTCTAAAGGGCTGAACCACTATGGGACACACAACCACAACCCCACAACCCACAGGACACGCTGAAGGGCGTTTCAGGGCTGTGGTCCCGACAATAGCTGAACGGAGGTTCGTATGGAAACAAACAAGAAACGGTTCAAAGGGACATGGCTCCCGGCCGTGGTTCACCAGTATTTTGAGGACGGCAAGATCACCGCAATCGAGATGGTCTTGTTGTCCACCGTTGATGCCCTGTCGGATGAGGACGAGGGCTGCTACGCCAGCAATGAATGGCTTGCGGAGAAGCTACGAATGAAACCGAACAGCGTAGGCGACATGGTCTCGCGGCTCGTCAAAGTGGGTATGCTCCACAGGGAAGTCAAACGGGGACAACGTGGATCACGTCGGTGGCTACGAGTATGGTATGACCCCACTCCGGTTGAAACAGGAGTGCGCACTCCGGTGGCAGCAGGAGTGCTACCCCTTCCTACGGAAGGGGATAATAGAACACAGGATGAGATGGTTTTGATTGGAGATGACATGAAGGGTTTCTTCGAACAGTTCGATCACCAAGAAAGCGACTACGACCATCTCGCTCAGGCACTACACGACCAACTCAAATCACATGGACTACTGCCCAAGAAGTGGTCACTCCAGCGATGGGCGAACGACATCGGTATCGCGTTTCGCAGACACGACAATGCCCAAGAAGTGTTCACCCACTTGCTCGGTCACATCACCCATGAACGAATGCCAACGGTCAGGTCGGGGAAGAGCTTCAAAGAGAAGTTCGAGAACATCGAGCGGAACATGACCATCCTGCAGGCGGGCAACTGGTTCGCCATCCCCATCTCAGAACAAACGACCTCGCGACTCGAACGCCTACGGATGAAGCGATGGGAACATGGTAGCGACGACCATCTCGCTGCCGCTGTGGAGTTGAGCGAACAGGCGTACGGCCGGCTCCGAGTATCCATTGTCACCTTCCACCAACGTTCACCAGCCAAGCTGAAGCGGCACAAGTACCGCGAGACATTGATGAACCAGATGGAGAACCTGCTGCTGCGATTGCCGCAACTGCTGGTGTCAAACTACTTCGATGCACTGCACAGCCGGCTCCACAACTGGGACGACTGGAGTGGGGACCTCAAGCCGTGGATACTGACCGGGGACAAACTCATTGACGAGCTGAGACGGGTTCTCCCCATCTCCGACCAGCTCTGGGACATACTCGAAGGAGAGCTTGATGCGGATTGAGAAACGTGACGGAGCACTAGCCCGTCGCATACTGACCGGCATGATCGTAGACAAGGTCGTGCTGGGTCACGTCGCGGCAGTGTGGGACAAGGAACTGTTCAAGTCCAAGTGGTGCAACCTCGTAGCCGGCTGGTGCGTGTCGTACTTTGAGAGGTACAACAAGCCACCCGGATCAGCCATCGAGAGCCGGTTCGAGAGCTGGGCCAGCAAGGGGCGTGACAAGGACACGGTGAAACTGGTCGAGAAGTTCCTGGCTACGCTGAGCGAGGAGTACGAACACCACGCTGCCGAGATCAACGCTGCCTATCTGGTTGACCAAGCAGCAGAGCATTTCAACGAGGTCCGTGCCAAGCGGCTCGTTGATGAGATAACCGACGACCTCGAAACAGGGGAAGGCGTCAAGGCACTCGAACGCATTTCCAAGTTCGGTCACGTGGAAGTGGGTACGACCCACGGCGTCGACGTACTCAACGACCAAGGCGCGAGCCAAGAGGCCTTCGAGCAACAGAACGAAACGCTCATCAAGTACCCGCAAGCTCTCCAGCACTTCTTCGCCGACGCGTTCCAACGTGATTCGTTCGTGGCGTTCATGGGTCCCGAGAAGCGAGGCAAGACGTGGTGGTTGATCGACGTTGCATGGCGAGCGATGAAGCAGCGTCGCAAGGTCGCGTTCTTTTCAGTGGGTGACATGAGCCAGCACCAGATGATGCGACGCTTCCATGCGAGGGCTGCACGACGACCTCTGCGAGCGAAGACAGTGAAGGTGCCAACTGGTATCGAACACGACCCCGGCACACCGATTGCACTGGTCGATCGAGAAGACAAGGTATTCGACAAGCCGATGTCGTGGCGCATGGGATACAAGGCACTGCAACACCACGCGAAGAGCACCAAGACCAAGTCGACGTTGCTTCGCATGGCCTGCTACCCGAACAGTTCGATAAGTGTGACCGGTCTCGCCAGTGTGTTGACCGTCTGGGAGAACGCCGGGTGGATACCAGACATCATCGTTATCGACTACGCGGACATCCTCGCGAACCCGCCTGGCTTCAACGAGAGTCGCGACGCTACGAACGCCACGTGGAAGCACCTGCGACGGTTGTCTCAAGAGCGACACTGTTGCGTTGTCACCGCGACCCAAGCAGACGCCGCATCGTACCGAGCAGAGACCATCGACGCATCGAACTTCAGCGAGGACAAACGGAAGCTTGCCCACGTCACTGGCATGGTAGGCATCAACAGTACGCCCGACGAGAAAGAGGTCGGGTTGCAACGGTTGAATTGGGTGGTGCTCCGCGAGAGCGAGTTCAACGTCTCCAAGTGTGTTCACGTCGCTGGTTGCTTCGATATTGGCAACCCAGCAGTCAAATCCACGTTCTAGCCAAAAAGAATTTGCAGGTCTTTGACCCTGGATTTTCCGGGGTCTCGTCGTCCCGGCCGTGGCAATTTGAATAAAATGGTTCAAGTGGTGTTGACCCCACAACCGATTCAAGCCATACTCTGGATGTTGAGACAAACGAAACACACACAACCCAACGGAGACCAAGCCATGTTGAAACTTACCGCGACCACGACAGACACCACGATCGAAGCCCACAGCCGAGACGAACTACGCGACGCGATGCTCCAGTTCCTCAGCGAGAACAAGAGCGAGATCAACAAGATGAACAAAGCCCAACGGGTTGAGCGATGCAAGTTGATCCGCGATGACCTCAAGCGACAAGCCGGCGACCGCGAAGACCACTTGGAAACCCAACGCCAAGCCAAACTGGAAACCGAACGAAAGAACCCTGTGTACTGTGCCGCGATCAACGTGTTGCACGAAGGCGTTGAAAAGCGATACGAAGAACTGGTTGGCATGGTCAAAGAGTGGCAAGAGAAGGTAGCCAACAGCGACCCGTTGAGCGTAGTTTGGAACTGTGAGAGCGGGATCAAGAACATGATCTTTGCCAGCGAGTACGCCGGCAAAATTCAACACCTCGTACGGTACTTGGCCAAACAGTGTGACGAGCGAACCGACACCGTCCAACAGATCAAGAAGCACATCGCTGACAACGCCAACGAGCTTGCCAAGCAGTGCATGAACGACGAAGACTACAACCACAACAGCACCTGTGAAATGGACAGCGTCAAGAGCCGTGAAAAGTTCCGAGCCCTACAACACGCAGCCCGCCTGTTGGGCCAAGTGGTTGACGCCTTCGACCGCGACACCGCCTGCGACAACCCAGCCGACGCGATGCACGGCAAGTACATCCGAGACAGCCGCTGCTGGTAGACCCGACCACAACCACCACCACCCACTCACAACGGAGACCAAGACGATGACCACCACCAGAACCAACGAACAACTGACCGCCGTACTGGACACCGCCCGCGAGTTGTACGCGGACCCACAGTTCACCCAAGACACGCACCAGCAGATGGGCTTCGAGCACGCGATCATGGGTCGCCCCGAACCCCGCAACTGGCAAGCCTACCTGTGGGCGGCAGCTTACAGCCACGCTCGCTACGAGCACAGCGACGAAGGCGGGCGAGCGATCGCCCAAGCGGAAGCCGACTCCGCATGGTTCGGGCACGACGGCTCGACCCCACAGGGCTACCGATTTGGATACGCCAACTGACCACCCGTTCCGACAGTACCACTGAACCTGAACCACCACTACCACCACAACCACAAGGACCGAGACCATGAAGAACCTGTTCCCCAAGATCACCACCAAGAGCGGCGGGTACACGACACGAGTTCGATTCAACGATGAGGCTCGCGGCGAACGCTACTTTGACACCGAGTACGGCGTACACGCCTGGCAACAGCCTGGCTCGTTCGTGCTCACCTGTGTGATCACACACGACGGTCACCACACTGAGTGCACGGCGGGGTCAACCATTGGGAAGGACCTGCGGGTCGGAGACCAGATCACCCTGATGGTCCAGCGATGGTCCATGAGAGGGAGAGCGAAGCAGATGGGCGCCACCATCTACGTGACCGGCTTGGAGACTGTGGTGAACGCTGACGGGTTCGTGTTGATTCGATACTCATACGAGCCCCCTCGACAAACAGAAAAAGAACCAGTAAAGTCCAGCCACGACGCCGGCACTGGTTCCGACAGTACCACTGAAGACGACGTACCTGACTGCTCCACAACGGAGCAACCACAACCCGCCACCACGAGTGGCACAACCACTGGAGACCACGAGATGAACGTCACACGAAGCGCACTGATCGCTCTGTTCGAAGCCCTCGAATTCAAGACCGCGAGCAAGTGGAACAAGGCACGGTTGCTCGGCAAGATCAACGGGCTCCCGGACGTGGTGGACGAAGACACTGACGCCGGCGACAACCAGGAGCTGCTCGACAACCTGCTCGACGCGGTTGAGAACGAGACCGAGATCACCATCGAAGACGACGTGGCCAAGAAGGCCCCTGCGAAGGGCAAGGAGAAGGCCGCTGCGAAGGACAAGGCGAAGCCCGCTGCCAAGAAGGCGCCCGCGAAGCCGAGCGTTGAGCGGGACAAGTTCGGGTCGAAGATCGGAACGCAGTGCAACCTGATCAACGAGGTGATGACCGGCAAGCCACAGGAGACGAAGGCGATCGCCGAAGCGAGCGGCATGACGGTCTCGCGGGTCAAGGCCCACATGACCTACCTCGTGGGCAAGAGCTTCGTGGAGAAGACCGACAAGGGCTACAAGCTCGACAAGGACGCCCCCAAGAAGCCGGCCGCGAAGGCGAAGCCCAAGGCCAAGCCCGCTGCCAAGAAGAAGGAAGAGACCGCGGACGCTGAAGAGTAGACCGTGACACTGTTGACCAAGCCGACCCGCCCCGGTCGCAAGCGCCTCGGACGGAAACGTTCGGGGCGTTTTTCAATTCACCCCTCACCACTGGAGAACCCATGAAGGTATTCGCAATCGAATTGACAAACTGGTGCAACGCCAAGTGTGGGTTCTGCCCGTACACAAGCCCCGACCACAACCGTCCCAAGGGATGGATGACGGAAGATACCCTACGGCTACTCATCAACAAGATGGAGCCACCACGCGAGATCAACTTGAGCGGCTTGGGGGAACCCACACTGCACCGCGAGCTGGTTCGGTTCGTCTCCATCTTACGCGCCAACGGTGTCGCGGTCCAAATGAACACCAACGGCCAGCAACTGGACCAAGACCTCTACGACCAGTTGTGGGAAGCAGGGTTGAACAAGATCATCCTCACTAGCGACTACTTCCCGTGGGACAAGGGGAAGCTGAAGGTGAAGGAGGGGCTACCAGTGACGTTCTTTACCATCTCCCGCGAGCCGGACCACCCAGAACTCGGCCAAACTCAAAAGCCCCTAGACGACTGGGCAGGACAGGTAGGCAGCGCCCCGCGAGACAAGGTCCGCTGCAGCTTCCTGCACGACGACTTTGTTCAAGTGTGCTGGGACGGAACGGTGCAACGGTGCTGCTGTGACTTCAATGCGAACCACGCTCTCGGCAACATGCACGACGAGAGCTTTCACGACAATTACCAAGCCGGCGTTTACGTCGATCGAGAGATCCCGTTGTGTGGGGGATGCGCCGGCTACGTGTTCGAGTCTGGTCTAGTCGCTGGTGACTACGCTGGAGCCGGCGACACTGCCCCCGACGCATTCACAGACCTCGTACAACTGGAGAAACCAGATGCCGCAGATCACCCGGAAACTTGAGTTCGATGCTGGCCACCGCGTCCTGGGCCACGAATCGAAATGTGCTCACCTGCACGGTCACAGGTATGTCGTGGAGATCACCGTGTCCAGCTTCGGGCTCGATGAGATCTCGCGGGTCGTTGACTTTGGCGTAGTGAAGGGGCTGGTCGGCCAGTGGCTCGATGAGAACTGGGACCACAACATGCTGCTTCACATGGACGACCCATTGCTCGAAGCGAACGTCCCGGTCAGGCTCGACGGAGACACCGACAAGCTCATGTCGTGGAAGGAAGCCCTCGACCTTGTCCAGGCTGGTACGCACGTGAACTTCTCCAGCGAACCCATCTTCGGTGGCAAGGTTCCGTACATTGTGCCGAACCGCGAGAACCCAACGGCCGAGGTCATGTCGCGGTTGCTGTACGAGAAGGCTCGCGAGCTACTCGACAACAATGGGCTTCAGGTACACGCCGTTCGCCTCTACGAGACACCGAACTGCTGGGCGGACCATGAAGGGTGAACCGTCCCGACAATGCTGTGGCGGGTGAAGGGGACACCTGGCTGGGCCACAGTCACCTCCGCCCCTTCACCCGTCGTTCATTTCACCACTACCCACGGAAGGACCGAGACCATGACGACACAGCTCAACACACAGACACCCGAGAAACCAACGCAAGACCCTGACTCGATTGAAGTCCACCACATCTGGGACACCATTCAAGGTGAAGGGCCCCACGCCGGACGGCCGGCTGTGTTCGTTCGACTCACTGGTTGCAACATCCAGTGCCCTGCTTGCGATACCGAGTACACTAGCGAACGTCGTCTGCTGTCTCCGGATGGAGTGGTAGAAGTGGTGAGGGGGATCCGCCCGTCAGGATTGGTTGTCCTGACGGGTGGAGAACCCATGCGCCAGAACATCAGCAAACTGGTCGAGACGCTACTCGACGCACGGTACGAAGTGCAGATCGAAACCAACGGCACCATCTTTCGAGCCCTTCCGTTTGACAACATGAACTTGGTCATCGTGTGCTCACCCAAGACAGCGAACGTGAACGCCAAGTTCGCGATTCATGTTGACGCTTGGAAGTACGTGCTCGATGCCTGTCACGTGGACCCGAAGGACGGTCTACCCACTACCACAATGAACCACGATGGTCCTGTGTCGCGGCCGCTCCGTGGTGGTGGTGCGGAGATCTACGTGCAGCCCCTCGACGAGGGTCACCCGGGACCCAACGGTAGAAACCTGGCGGCAGCCGTGAAGAGCGTGAGAACCTACGGCTACCGGCTGTGCCTACAGACACACAAGATCATAGGGCTTGAATAGGGGCACCACACGACGCACAGGGCGTCGTTCGCCCCAGAAGACGTAATACCAGACCCCGCCCCTGTGGAGACGCTTAGAACGCCCCACAGGGGCTTACCTGTTTAGAGGAGAAAGACCCTTGACAGTGAACGAGAAACCTGCTTGCGAGAAGTACGAACTGAGCTGGGAAGACATTCACATGCGGGCGGCACTCCTGGCCAAGCATCTCCGCGACACGTTCCCGACGCGGGTCGAGATGAACGCCTACCCTGTGCCACGCGGCGGCATCTACGCGGCACAAGCCCTGCTCACAATGATGGCCGGTAGCACGCGGCCCCTCTCGTTGAACATTGTCGAGGAAGTGAACGACGCTGACTTCATCATCGACGACATCGTAGACAGTGGAGCAACCCGCAAGCACTACGAACCATTCGCGTTGCCGTTCTTCGCACTCGTCGACAAGCAGATGGAGAAAGAGATCACGCAGAAGTGGGTGGTCATGCCGTGGGAACGAATGACCAATGAGAAGGGACCCGAGGAGAACATCACACGACTGTTGCAGTTCATTGGTGAGAAGGTCGGTCGCGAAGGTCTCAAGGAAACCCCGCAGCGTGTCATCAAGTCGTACGCACAGATCTTCGCCGGCTACAAACAAGACCCCGCGGACGTGATGAAGGTATTCGAAGACGGAGCCTGTGACGAGATGGTCCTGCTCCGCGACATCGAATTCTATTCAGTGTGTGAGCATCACATGCAACCGTTCTTCGGTCGAGCCCACATCGCGTACATCCCCAACGACAAGGTCCTGGGCGTGAGCAAGCTCGCTCGGGTGCTCGACATCTACGCTCGCCGGCTCCAGATACAAGAGCGGTTGACCAGCCAAGTGACGACGGCACTGATGGAACATCTCAAGCCCAAAGGCGCGGCGTGTGTACTCGAAGCGAAGCACTTCTGCATGGTCTGTCGCGGGGTCGAGAAACAGAACAGTCGCATGGTCACCAGTTCCCTTCAGGGAGCATTCAAAGAAGACGCAGCCACTCGGGCTGAGTTCTACTCGATGATCCGCGACTAGTCCCGACAGTACCACCACAGGAGAAACCCATTATGCAAACCAAAGCACACGTCTACGTTCGGACGACCTTCGAAGGCTACCATCGTTGGGCTGATGCCCCCGAAGCCGTGGCGTTCCTACGTCACTGGCACCGTCACTTGTTTCACGTTCAACTGGATGTCCACGTAGAGCACAACGACCGCGACGTTGAGTTCTTTATCTTGCAGCGAGAGTTGAACCGTTTCATCGACGATACGTTTCAACCACAGGGCCCCATGCGGTTCGAGTTCAGCTGCGAGATGATCGCGGAGCAAATCATCGCACACTTCCACGAGAAGCTTGAATACAAAGTTCATTCGTGTGAGGTCAGTGAGGACGGTGAAAATGGTGCAGTCGTTACGGTGGCCGGTCTCGCGGAGCAGATCCAAGAGACACTTGATGCTCGCGAGAGCTGGGAACGTGAACAACGGGAGTTTGAATGACATGGCGAAATCACAGAACAGAGCGATCTTCTATTGTCCGCTTGAAGCGTACAAAGAACGATACACGATGCAGCTCTCTGCTCCGGAGGTGGGCTGGCTCGAACGCAACTGGAGACAGGCGGGCATCACATACGTCCGGGTTGAGGGTGACCGCCCACACGAACCGCAGAACATCACAACGGGTGTTGCCCTAGATGCCATCGGGCGATCGAAGATGTGCTTTGCTCAGGTGTCTAAGTTGCTCGACATGATGCCGGGCATGGGTGAAGACGACGTCATCTACTTCGATGACTTCTGGCACCCCGGCATTGAGGCGATCGCCTACGCTGCACACATGATGAACCGTCCGCTGCCCAAGATGTACGCGAACCTCTGGGCACAGTCAGTGGACGAGTTCGATTTCACGTATGGGATGCGTGACTGGATGCGGTACTTCGAGAAGGGCTTTGGAACTCTGTTGAGTGGCATCTTTGTAGCGTGCCCTTCGCTCAAGGACCTCGTGGTCCATGGCGGTATCGCCCATCACGAGAAGGTCCATGCTGTGGGTCACCCGTTCTCCAGCGAAGAAGTCAAGTCGCGGATGCCTGAGCTTCCCGCTGACCGCGAAGACAAGGTCGTGTATTGCAGCCGGTGGGACCGCGAGAAGAACCCCGACTTCTTCCTGCGTGTGGTTGACACGGTACTAGCCGAACGACCCCACACTCAGTTCGTCGTGTGCTCCAGTCATGAGAAGCTCCGCTCGAACCACAGCCCTCTGCTCGGACTGCTCACCAAAGCCCGCAAGAAGCATGGTGACAAGCTCGTACTCATGGAAGGGTTGACGAAGGAAGAATACTACGCTGAACTCGCATCGGCGAAGGTCCACATCAATACCGCGGACCAAGACTGGATCAGCTTCGTACTGCTCGAAGCGAGCTGTGCGGGGGCGTACCCTGTCTACCCATACTTCAGGTCGTTCCCAGAAGTGTTCGAGTACAAGCCCGACTTCATGTACCAACGGTTGCACGTCCCAAGTGCAGCTGCCGTGGTGAAGGGCGTGCTCGATGCGACCGACCTGTGGACCGAAGAGGCGATCCAATCCCGAGCGTGGGTACACGAGCGTTTCGACAACTCATGGGAACGTATGGCAACAATCATGGGCGTGTATCAGGGAGACCAAAGTGGCCCGTTCTAAACCAGTAAAGAAACAACGACGCAACCCGAAGCGGAAGCGTCGAGACGAAGGTGAACGACCACCCGAGACCATCGGGTCGTTCTTCTTGGACAGTGGGGCTCACTCCCTGTTCAACATCTACGCTCACAACGTAGGTCAGCACGAGCGGTACGCCTTCTACGAGACCGATGACTTCTGGCAGTACGTCGACGACTACTGTGAGTTCGTCAAGGCGAACATCCACGCGATCGACTACTACGCCAACGTGGATGTGATCCACAACCCGAAGCTCAGTTGGAAGGTCCTCAAGTACATCGAGAAGGACCACGGTCTCAACCCTGTGCCAGTCGTTCACATGGGCACGGAAGTGAAGTGGCTCCGCCGACACTTGGACGCGGGCTATGACTACATCGGGCTGGGTGGTGTCGCATTGGAAGGCACGCGGACCAGCTACCTGCATTGGGCGGATCAGATGTTCGAGTGCATCTGCGATACCCCGGACCGAACACCGAAGGTCAAGGTTCATGGGTTCGCGATGACAGCCTATGCGAGTCTTGTCCGGTATCCGTGGTACTCCGTTGACTCGACATCGTGGGCTAAGGCCGGCGGGTTCGGGATGGTCTACTTCCCCAAGAAGATCAACGGTGAGTTCGTGTTCGTACCACCAGACCCGAACGACTGGTCCCGGGTGAAGGCATACGAGCCATACAACCTGAGCTGCTCCGCCAACGCCCCCGCCGCTAAGAAGAAGGGGCAGTCGTACTTGTCGGTCTCCAGTGGAGCACAGAAGGTCCTCGCTGAGTGGCTCGAAAGTATAGACGTCCCCATCGGGACAGTTGACGAAGATTGTGAGATGCTTGAGTGGGGAGTGGTGAGCCATCACGCTGCCCGTAAGATTGCGAACCTCCGCTTCTTCGAACACCTCACCGCCGCACTACCTGATTGGCCGTGGCGATTCAAAGCAACTTCAGTGAAAGGGTTCGGGTTGATCTAATGCCACAGCCAAACAAGATGATCCTGTTCTACTCGGGCTCGACCTCGGGCGAGTCACTACCCGAACGGGTTCTGGAGCACAACCAGCCTGGCGTCATGTTGACGTTCTGGGAGATGCACGAGAAACGAGGTGACACAATCCGTCGCTTCGAACGCCATGCCGCCAAACGAAAAGGAGTTGAATCTGATGACGCAAGTCAACCGTGAGGAACTACTCAATCAGCTTGAGAGCATCAAGCCGGGACTGTCACCCCGCGAGATCATTGAGCAATCGTCTTGCTTCGTGTTCGAAGACGGGAAGGTGATGACGTACAACGACGAGATCGCCTGCACGCAAGACAGTTGCCTGAAGATCACTGGAGCCGTGCAAGCGGAACCTCTGATCGCAGTGCTCGCCAAGCTCCCCAACGACCAAGTCGAGATCGTCGAGGAAGGCAGCGAACTGAAGATCAAAGCCGGTAGGCGGGAGTCGGGTATTCGCCGAGAGGCGGAGGTCCTGTTGCCCATCGAGTCGGTGGAGAAACCCAAGAAGTGGCACAAGCTGCCTGAGGACTTCGGCGATGCGGTCTACATCGTGATGCAGTGTGCAGGACGAGACGAGTCGCAGTTCGTTATCACCTGTGTCCACATCACCAAGAACCACATCGAGGCGTGCGACAACTTCCAGCTCAGTCGCTACCCGATGGAACTACCCATCCGCGGGAACTGCCTTGTGCGAGCCGACAGTCTCAAGCACGTCTGCGACCTCGACATGACCGAGTTCGCCGAGACCCAGACATGGGTTCACTTCCGCAACCCCACAGGGCTCGTTCTATCGTGTCGCAAAAGCATGGACGACTACCCAGACATTTCTCCGCTGCTCGACGTTGAGGGGGCGGCTACGACGCTGCCAAAGGGACTGGCCGAGGCTACCCAGATGGCACAGATCTTCTCCAGCGAGAACGCGGACAACGACAGCGTCCTAATCAACCTGTCACCCAAGAAGGGCGGCATGCTCCGCGTCGCAGGGGAAGGCGCTTCCGGGTGGTATCGCGAGACCAAGAAGCTCAAGTACGTCGGCGAACCAATGAAGTTCCGCATCGCCCCGAAGTTGCTGATTGAGTTGACTAAGCGACACAACGAATGCGAGATCAGCAACGACCGCCTACTGGTGAACGGTGGCAAGTTCCGTTACGTCACATGCCTTGGAGCAGCCGATGAATAAACGCGGGTTCTTTGCAGGCTCGCAACTGGTGACCAAGGCCCCGATCGGGCTTCATCCCAAGTGTGGTGCCTGTGGTCTACACAAGAAATGCAACTCACCGAAACTACCTGTCGAGGGGAAGGGCGAACGCGGCATCATGGTAGTGGGTGAAGGTCCGTCCGCGGTGGAGGACGATGACGGGACACTGTGGGGTGACGCTGCTGGGAAGAAGCTACGAACACAACTGCAAATTCGTGGCATCGATCTCGATGAAGACTGCTGGTCAACCAAAGCCACAATCTGTCACACCACTGGAAAGCCCGGCGACGACATCACTGACTATTGCCGGCCGAACCTTACGAAGGCTATCAAGGAACGGAACCCGTCCGCGTTCTTGGTGCTTGGTGACTCAGCAGTACGCTCCCTGATTGGCGCCCTCTGGCGAGAGGCGCCAGGTTCAATCCACAAGTGGCAGGGCTGGACCATACCCTGCCAGAAGCTCAACGCCTGGATCCTACCAACGTTCAGGCCCGAGTTCGTTCTCAAGGAAGACAACCCTGTCCTGGACCAGATGTTCGAGGACACGTTGGAACGGTTGAGCGACATCGATGCTCGGCCGTTCGAGACACTACCAGATGAGAAGCGTGAGGTCGAACTGATACTGGACCCCGCCAAGGCAGCTCACATCATTCGCAAGATGATCGAGAGGGGTGGCACAGTCGCATTCGACTACGAGACCAACATGCTGAAACCTGACAGTCCCGAAGCTACCATAGTGAGTTGCTCGGTCTGTTGGAACGGTAAGAAGACAATTGCATTCCCATGGCTCGGTGAAGCTATCACCGCCACCCGCGAATTGCTCCGCTCACCATTGGCCAAGATCGCAAGCAACTTGAAGTTCGAGGAACGGTGGACCCGTAGACTACTCAAGACGCGGGTTCGGAATTGGTGGTGGGACACAATGGTTGCCGCTCATGTGATCGACAACCGTCCTGGTATCACCAGCATCAAGTTCCAGTCGTTCGTGCTACTTGGCTCGGACATCTGGGATGACCATGTTAGTCAGTTTTTGCATACGAAGGAGGGTTCGGGAGACGTCAACCAGATACTCGAACAGGTCGATCTAAATGACCTGCTACTCTACAACGGGCTCGACAGTTTGCTCGAGTACCGTGTCGCGGAGAAGCAGATGAAGCACCTCAAGTACCCACTGCCCAAAGGGATGAAGAAATGAAACAGTACGACGCACTTCAACGCGAAGTAGGACCGTGGAGCGTAGCCAACTTCGGCGACCAGGAATCGCCGTTCTTCTTGCTCAAGATGGAGCCGTTCCCGCCCGACTGGAAAGTCAACCACCCTATGCCACCGACGATGGTTTGCATGGGGAGCTTGGCTCCGCTCATGGGTATCGTGGAAGAACTCGGAGAGCTGGCAGAGACCAAGGTGACCGCTGACCTCGAGGACGCTCTCGGAGACGTGTTCGTTTACCTGTGTGACTACTGCCACCGTGAAGGGTTCACACTACCCATCGGGCGACATCTCAAGTTCCAACTCGAGCCGCCGAACCTGGACGCGTTCGCGGGGATGATCGCCTACATCGGGAAGCTCTACCACGGCTGTCTGAAACGACATCAAGGCATTCGCGGGTTCGACAACGACGAGACATGGGAAGCTCACCGCAACTACTGTGTTGCCATGCTACTCGTGTACATGCAGAAGTTCGCGGACGAGACACTCAACGAACGACTACTGGTCATCGCCAACAAGACGTGGACCAACGTGGTCCAGAAGCGAGACTGGAAGAAGTCGCCAACAGATGGTGGAGGTTTTGACCACTATGCGAATTGAAGCAGCCACGCCCGAAGCGTACCGACTGTTCCACGATGGCGTCATAGCGTTCGCCGGCGTTGAGGAGAACGGTATTCGCATTGACACTGATTACCTTGACAATGAGATCACCCGCACCAAACGCCGCATCAAGAAGGGCGAAGATCATCTCAAGAAGTCAGATGTCTGGAAGGCGTGGAAGAAACGATTCGGTGGCAAAGCGAAGCTCGGTTCGAAGCCACAACTGGCGACCATGTTCTTTGATGAGATGGGCTATGTCCGTAGCGAAACTGGCAAACAACAAGATGAGGCAGCTTTCTCCAACGTCGACCACCCGTTCATCAAGAACTACTTCAAAGTCGAGAAGCTGAAGAAGGTCGTTGGGACATACCTCACTGGCATACGTCGTGAGGTGGTAGGTGACCGAGCCCACGTCTTTTTCAACCTGCACACTGTGAAGACCTACCGCGGAAGTGCCGACCGGTTCTCGTACCAGAACCTGCCAATACGAAACCCTGAAATGGGTGGCATCGTACGCAAGGCGTTCATCCCAAGCGACGGTCACGTCCTGGTTGAGATCGACTACTCGGGCCTCGAGTTCACCATGGCTGGGGCAATCACCAAGTGCCCACAGGTCAACCGATACATCGTGGAAGGCGGAGACCCGCACCGCGACATGGCGGCACTCGTGTTCAAGTGCGAGCAAGACGAAGTCTCCAAGCAGATGAGGTACTGTGGGAAGAACCAGTTTGTCTTCCCCCTGCTGTACGGTTCTTACTACCGTTCTGTCGCTCCGGTACTTTGGTCGTCCATGGCTACGATGGACCTGAAGATAGGCGATGCGGGGCTGCTCGATCGCTTCGCGGGGATGGGCATAGATGAGCTTGGAGACTTGGACCCACGCACCACCCATCCCGGGACATTCGAGCACCACATGAAGGAGTGCGAGAAGGAGTACACACAGAAACGGTTCAAGCAGTGTTTCGCGAATCAACGGAAGGCGTACGAGACCTATCGCAAGACCGGCCGTGTCGAGTTCGTCACAGGGTTCCAGGCTAGTGGGATGATGAGTCGTAACGACGTCTACAACTGGCGCATTCAAGGGCCGGCGTTTCACTGCCTACTGTGGTCAATGATCAAGCTTCACAACTGGCTGGTGAAGTCCAAGTTCAAGTCAATGATCGTGGGCCAGATCCACGACAGTATCATCGCAGACGTTCACGTAGACGAACTCGAAGACTACCTGTCTTATGCCAGGTATGTCATGACGCAAGAGATCCGCGAGCATTGGAAATGGCTATGCGTGCCCCTCGATGTTGAAGCGGAAGTCACACCCGAAGGCGGCACGTGGAATGACAAGAAGGTCCACCAGATATGAGACTTGACACAGTACAAACTGAACGCGGCACGTTCGTAGTCCCCACTGAACGCTCAACACCATCGTTCAACACGAAGGTGAGGGCGGGTGGCTTTGAGTTGGAGAAACTGGACTGGTTCATGCACTACGCGACCAAGCACTACGGACCACGGGCCGGTCCGTTCATCGACGTAGGAGCCCACATCGGCACCACGGCAATTCCAGTAGCCATGATGGGGCACGAGGTCATAGCCATTGAGCCTGACCCACTATTGGTCGCGTGTCTCGCTGCGGGTGCATGGCTGTCGGGTGTCGAGCACAAGGTCCACATCAACCAAGCGGCAGCCCATAGCGATACCGAGAACGTCACCCTCCAACTGAACCCGCACCACGCCGGTGACAACCGTATCAAGGGACCAGCGAACCCCGACGCAGAGAAGTGGGAATCGATTGAGGTCAGGACCGTTGTGTTGAACGACTGCATTGATCTACCTGGCTGGATGTGGATCGACGCACAGGGCCACGAAGCCCACGTCCTCGACGGTGGCAGTGTGTACGTCGGACGGGTGCCACTGTTCATGGAGTTCTTCCCACCACACATGAGCGAACCCTCGCATCTGTTTGAAACACTGCAAGCCGCGTACCGCCACTTCATCGAATACGGAACTGACCTCGTACGACCAACGTCCCACTTGCCCACGCTCTACGCTGAGATGGTAGCGAAGGTGAAGAAGACCCCGAACATTCACACTGACCTGTTCTTCATAGGGTGACCCATGACACAAGACGACAAAGACAAACAACGGAAACAGACCAAGCAGATGCACGACCTCGAGCAGGCGACCGCGACGATGGGCGAGATGTACCCGCCCCTCTGGCGCAACATCTACGTTCGCCTGAAGGAGGAAGGGTTCACAGAGCAGCAAGCGATGTCGATTCTCAAGGTCTACATCATGGCGAACTGCTCCGCGAATGGCATCTGGGTCAATGGCACTGAAACCCCGGACAAAGAACCATGAGCGAAAAGACACTGCCACTACGGGCGATCACGTACCAGCCCGTCGCAATGGGAACGTGCCCCGCATGCGAACTACCAGACGTGCCCATACGATTTGTCTTCAACCCATACGGTCCCGACGATCTGCTGTGTGTCCCCTGTGGAGACGCGAGGGATGCAGAGTTCGCGGAGCACCAACATCCCGACCAACCACACACGCCACATCCAGCCAGTGAAGCGGCTCGCGAATTGGGTGACGTGTTCTCGACGTTCCGAGATAACCTTGTCAAGAAGTATGGAGCCGACTCGGACAAGGTGAAACGATATGACGGCACCCTCAAAGGAGACCAAGACGATGGATGATGTACTTTATCTGAAGCACCGACCCACTACGTTCAAGGCGGTGGTGGGACAACCCGACGCAGTGAAGACCCTGGCTGCGATGGCGAAGAAACGGGTCTTCCCACACGCACTCGCGTTCTTCGGTGACAGTGGTTGTGGGAAGACCACGATGGCTCGCATCACTGCGACGAAGCTCAAGTGTGGGAAGGCAGACTTCACAGAGGTCAACGCGGCGGAGTCACGCGGGATCGACATGGTTCGCCAGATCCAGAAACGTATGGGCTTGTCACCCATCGCAGGGCCGGTTCGTGTGTGGCTCATTGACGAGTGCCACCAACTCACCGCGGAAGCTCAGGGTGCGTTTCTCAAGCTCCTGGAAGACACCCCCAAGCATGTCTACTTCATGCTGTGTACCACCGACCCACAGAAGTTGAAGACCACCATCAAGACGCGGTGCACCAAGATCGTTGTCAAACCAGTGAAGTCGCGAGACATGACCATACTGGTTGAGCGGGTTGCCAAGGTTGAGGGTATCACTCTCAATGAAGAGGTCACCGAGAAGATCGTTGAGTGTGCAGAAGGCTCGTGCCGGCAAGCACTGGTTTCGTTGAACGCGATCATGGGTATGGACGACCCTGAAGAGATGCTCGACGCGGTCTCTAGTGCTGACGTTGAAGCTGATGCGTTCGACCTAGCCAAGATGCTGATGAACGCCAAGTGTCAGTGGAATACGGTTGCCAAGAAGCTCAAGGAACTCGACGAACACGACCCCGAAGGCATTCGTCGAATGGTGATGGGGTTCGCACGCGGATGTCTACTTGGGAAGGGCAACCACGAACGCGCATACAATGTCCTCGCATCGTTCGAGAACAACTTCTTCGACAGCGGCAAGGCTGGGCTGGCGAGGGCATGTTACGAAGTGGTGAAAGGGCTGTAGCCCGTCCCGATAATACCAGCCAGGAGGACCAGCAATGGCCAAAAGCAGAGCAGACCGAACGACGGAGAAGCAGGACGACTTCAGCTTCTTCGACATCGACGAACACAACCTGGACCGTGAGTGGGTCGAGCAACCTTCCCTCTACTTCAAGTGGGCCCGAAAGGTCGCCGATGCTCGCATGGTATTGGACGAAGCGAAAGCCGAGGTCGATGTGACCAAGGCAGAAGTCAGTCGCCTCATACGCGACGACCCTGAAGACTTCGGATTGGAGAAGGTGACCGAGGCCGCTGTGACTGCCGCCATACCCGAGCACCCCGATATGATGCGGGCTGTGAAGGCACTCAGCAAAGCGAAGCACGACGTCGATATCTACCAAGCCGCAGTGAATGCGTTGGACCACAGGAAGCGAGCACTCGAGAAGCTTGTGGACCTGCACGGCCAGAACTACTTCTCATCACCCAAAGCACCAGACCAAGACTCAGCCGCTTCGCTCGAGGAGAGTGGCAAACAACAGACGAGGCGAAAAGGTCGCCGCAACAGAGACGCTGAGTAGTTGATGGTCCCGACAGTACCGCAGGACCACTTCACAACCCCTAAAGAGGATTGAACTGATGGCGAAAAGAACATCTGGCAAGCGGAAGCGTGTCAGCGGTAAGAAGCGAGCACAGGAGCACAAGAGCGGGTTCGATCGAACAGCGATCAACGTGCCCGATGGCTGTGACCTGTTCTCGCTCGGCAAGGAAGGCACGAAGCGGATTGAGATTGTCCCCTTCACTGCTGGAGCGGACAACCCATACGCCGACAAGGGCGAACTCCACTACGAGCGAACGTTCTTCACGCATCGTGGTATCGGAGCCAGCGAGGACACCTACATCTGCCCGAAGAAGACGTGGGGCAAGAAGTGTCCGATCTGCGAGGCGAAGGCGAAGCTCTCCCAAGACCCGGACGCCGACGAGGATGCGGTGAAGGCGCTCAAGTGGAGCGAGCGTCAGTTGTTCAACGTGTTCGATCATGGCGATCCCGACAAGGGTCTCCAGTTGTGGGACTTCACCTTCCACTGGTTCGGCAAGTTGCTCGACGCTCGTATCAAGAACCAGGAAGAGGACGACGAGTACGAATTCTTCGCCGACCCCGAAGACGGTTTCACCTTGAGACTGACCATCGAGGAATCGGATTTTGCGAAGGGCAAGTTCGAGGTCTCCGCGATCGACTTCAAGGCTCGCAAGAAACCGTTGGACGAGGAGCTGCTCGAGGCCGCTCTGATTCTCGACGACCTGCTGATCGAAGTTCCGTACGACAAGCTCAGCGACATCTTTCTCCAAGTCGACGGCCCCGATGAGAAGACGGGTGACGATGACGACGACGACGACGAGCCCGCAAAGAAGCCGCGGACCCGGAAGCCGAAGCCCTCATCCACCACCACCAAGAAGGGCGGTGGCAAGAAGCCCCCAAAGAAGGAGCCCGAACCGGAGGAGGACGAGGACGATGAAAGCTTCGACGCCGACGCAGACGGCGACTTCGAGGAGGATGAACCGGACGCCGACGAAGACGCCGGGGATGACTCTGACGGGGATGATGACGGCGACGATGATTGGGATGATGACGAAGGCGATGGCGACGGAGACGATTCGGATTCGGATGATGACGGAGACGATGACGACCCCGATGGGGACGCCGCTGACGATACGGACGACGACGATGACGACGATTGGGACGACGACGACGACGTCCCTTTTGAAGAAGATGACGACGAAGAGCCCGACGAGGAACCGGCACCCAAGAAGAGCCGGTCGAGATCCTCGAAGTCGTCATCGAAGAAGGGCAAAGCATCAGGTTCGACAAAGAAACCGAGCCGGAGCCGGTCCCGCTCAAGCAAGTAAGAAGGGTGACCGGAGTTGACGACGTGACCCGAGATGACGCCGCCCTTTTCCGGGGCGGCGTTGTCGTAGGGGACAACCACACAACCACAGGAGAGAGAACGTGACAGACGACGACACAGGAGACGTGAAAGCGAAGCTACGGACCAAAGCCAAACGTCCCAAGCCGGTGGCTGGTGCAAAGCTCTTGTCCAGTGGCTCCACACTGCTCGACCTAGGCTGCTCAGGTTCACCACGAGGGGCGTATGCGAAGGGTCAGTACATCTTCTTTGTCGGCGACAGTGATAGCGGCAAGACGTGGTACTCGATGACCCTGTTCGCCGAAGCAGCACGCAACAAGAAGTTCGACGACTACGACTTCATCTACGACCCAGCCGAGGGCGGGGCACAGATGGACATTGAATACTACTTCGGCGAAGACGTAGCAGACCGGCTCCAAGCACCACAGGAGAACGAAGACGGTGATGGGGTCGCATCCGCGTTCGTGGAGGACTTCTACATCAACCTTGACCGTCGCTTGGACAGTGGGGTTCCCTGCATCTACGTGCTCGATTCCATGGATGCTCTCAACCCCCGCATAGCCGATGAGAAGTTCGAGGACGACCGCGATGCTATCGAGGCGGGGAAGGAAACGGGTGGCACGTATGGGACCGACAAAGCGAAGCTGAACTCGAACAACCTACGTCGGGTCATTCCCAAGCTCCGCGAGACTGGTTCTATCCTGGTCATCATCTCACAGACCCGGGACAACATCGGGTTCGGTGCACAGTACAACCCCAAGACGCGGGGCGGTGGTAGGGCACTCAAGTTCTACGCTGACATTGAGATCTGGACGAGCGTCAAGGGCGGTATCGCTAAGACTGTTCGCAAGAAGAAACGACACGTTGGCAACCTGTCGCTATGCAAGGTGAAGCGTAGTCGCCTGACCGGTCGCAAGGCCGAGGTCATTGTCCCGTTCTACCATGAGCACGGCATAGACGATGTGGGGTCGTGTATCGAATACCTGATCGACGAAGGCCACTGGACCAAGCCCAAAGGCAAGAAGGTATTCGAGGCACCCGAGTTCGAGTTCACAGGGCAGGAAGAGAAGCTCATCCAGCTCATCGAGGAAGAAGGTCGCGAGAGGGAACTCAAGATTCTCGTGGGCACCGTATGGAAGGAAGTCCTTGAAGCATCCCGCGTGAAAAGGAAGCGTCGTTATGAGTGAGTGGAACCAAGCCCAAGACGAGGTCATGCTGCTCATGGTCTTACAAGCCCAGACCAAGAACCAGTATCAACGAGCCCTTGCGAAAGTCGCCGACAAGCTTCGCAAGGGTGAAGAAGAACACCACGGAGGGTCCAGGACAAAGCGACGTGATGGAGACCCATGTCGTAGACGTCTGTGGGGCCTGGCGGTACGCGCCGTCGAGTACCCTGGACCCTCCGTGGCACGTACAAGCCGTGAAGGCTTTGACTGGTCGTGGGCTGAGTTGCTGGTTCTCAAGTGGGCGTTCACCGAGCAACCCAAGCAAGCAGACGGCAAGCCTGCACCCGACAATGAGTACATCGCCTCGCTCTTGTACCGGACAGTTGACGAGGTCCGGGAGAAGCGGGGACTCGACAGACCCGAGACCAAAGGATTCGGAATATTATGAACAAGTGGCTCATCCTCGACTGCTCATACCTGTGCCACCGTGCAATGCACACCACAGGCCAGCTGACGTTCGGCGACGTGAAGACGGGCATCATCTTTGGGTTCCTACGAGACATCGGGACCCTGTGTTCGTACCACGACACCCAACGGATCGCATTCTGCTTTGACTCGACCAAGAGCAAGCGACGAGAACTCTACGAACCGTACAAGCAAGCCCGTCGTGAGAAGTACGAACAGATGGACGAGGAAGAGGCAAAGATCTGGACTGAGTTCAGGGCACAAGTACAGAAGCTCCGACGCGAGTATCTACCCGCCATAGGCTTCAACAACATCTTCGTTCAACGCGGCCACGAAGCTGACGACATCATAGGTAGCCTGTGCTTGGAGACGCTGCCACAAGACGGCTCAGAGGGTGTGATTATCGCCAGTGACCACGACCTATTCCAGTTGCTCGGTCCACTGGTGACAATGTGGAACCCGAACAAGAAGCAGTTCTACACAGCAGCTGACTTCAGGCGTGAATGGGGCATTGGGCCTGAGCGGTGGCACGAGGTCAAAGCCTTCGCTGGTTGCAGTGGTGATGGTGTCGAGGGCATCCCCGGCGTTGGTGAGAAGACAGCAGCCCGTTGGCTCAAGGGTGAAGTGAACCCAAAGCACAAAGTGCATGACAAGATACTCGGTGGGATGAAGACGTACACACGCAACGTGCCATTGGTCAGGTTGCCGTTCGAGGGGACAAAGGTCTTCGAACTGGTAGACGACGATGTCACCAAAGACAAGTGGAACGCCGTGTGCCAAGAGTTGGGCATGACCAGCCTAGAGGGAGTGGACCTAGGACCCGACGTCAGGAGACGCGGGGTGAAGCCCAAGAACAAGCGAAAAGGATTTGGCCTGACATGAGAATACTTGCACTAGACATCGCCACGAAGACCGGGTTCGCAGTCACTGACGGTGAGAGCGGAACATGGAACTTCACGGCAAAGAAGGACGAGTCGAAAGGGCTACGACTGGTTCTACTCAAACGTAACATAGCCCGCATCCACAAGGAGGAACCGATAGACATCGTGGTGTTCGAGGCAGTCCGCTGCACTCGCAACGTCCAAGCCGTGGTAGCCCAGAGCGAACTGCAGGGCATCGTGAAGGCTTGGTGCGAGATCAAAGGGATTGTCTACAAGGGCTACACGTCCTCGACCATCAAGAAGCACGCAACCGGGAAGGGCAATGCAGACAAGAAGGCTATGGTCAACTCTGCTGCTGAGTTCTTCGAAACTACCATCGTCGATGACAACCACGCGGACGCACTGTGGTTGCTCGACCTCGCAACTATCGAACTTGATTCAGAAGGTGAATTCGAATGAAGACGCTACTCATGTTGCTGGTGCTGTGTAGCACCGCACACGCCGTGCAACCAGTTTACCACGGCACCGAAACTGAGGTCTGCACGCAGATGCTCAAGAACGTTGAGTTCCACCCATGGCTGAAGGGCGCTCGTAATGAATGGAGACTGTGGGACAAGACCCGCGTCGACTTCTACACGCCCACTCACGCGGTGGAAGTTGACTGGGCCCGCAAGTGGGCAGAGGGTATCGGGCAGTCGCTCTACTACGCTGACGTGACCGGTCGTAAGCCCGGCTTGTGTCTGTTGGTGGAGCAGGACGGCTCCGACAGTCGCTACGTCTACCGAGCACAGACGGTCTGTGTGAAACGTGACATCAAAATCTGGTTGGTCCTGGTGAACAAGAAAGGACCGACGCCAGCCCCGAGGTTGCATAATGTCCCAGAAGAACTCCCACCGCCAGCTAGACCTGCCGGCGTGCCACCAGGACGTGCAGCTGACGGCTTCACTCCTCGAGGACAGCAAAATGAACTCAAGTTCAACGACACCGACATGGCCCTACTTCCACCTCACTTGGCAAATGGAACGTTCGAGCAAGTGGCATACGTTGTTCATGCCAAAGGACAGGGCGAGAGCGAAGGCGGAGGAGTTGAGCAAGGCGGGAGCGTACGAGGTCCGTGTGATGGAAGCCAAGATGGTTTCACGTTGGGGCCCAATGGCGGACATGCCGGATGTGAAAACGGCAGTTGCCGACTACCACGAAGAACGACCGGTCCACAAGCCGGGCGACAGGGGAGCACTATCGTAGCCCCTCCTGAGTGCAACGCAACAGGATGTCATTTCCAGCCATGGATGGTCCCACAGACCCGAGCTGGAGTACCAAGCAGTGAACAAGTTCAGATTCACATTCGTTGGGGCAACTGCCCTCAACCAGGACGAAGCAACTGCCCGTCTTGGCGAACTACTGAGGGCCAGTTTCAAGCAGTGCCCTGTCCTTGTCCCCGAGGGCGTCGTGGCAGAACCTTGCGACGAGGATGGCGAACTGCTCGCTGACCCCGATGAAGCTGGCAACTGCGGGGCCTGTGGTTCCGCGGTAGCACCTGATGCGGTCACGTGTCACCACTGTGGAGAAATGATCGAGCAATGATCACTGAGATACGACTAGCGAACTTTCAAGGATGGCGACGGCTCAAGGTGAAGCTGGACGAACGGGTGACCACACTCGTTGGACCTAGCGACCGAGGGAAGTCCGCTGTCATCCGAGCCCTGAAGTGGATCGCGTTCAACCGCCCGCGAGGCGATGCGATGATCCGCGACGGGGCAAAGTTCGTTGGCGTATCGGTGTTCGTAGACGATCATCAAATCACACGTAAGAAGGGAAGCGTCAACCACTACTCGATGCGACCCGTTGGAGAAGAAGAAGGCGTGACGTACAACGCCTTCGGGACACAGGTCCCGGACGACATCGCAGAACTACTCAACGTCGGAGAGGTCAACTTCCAAGACCAACATGATCCGCCGTACTGGTTCACGTTGTCCCCGGGACAGGTGTCCAAACAACTGAACGCGATTGTTGACCTAGGCATCATCGACGACACGTTGAAGAACCTGGCATCGCAAGTACGCACCCACAAAGAAGCCGTCGCCATCCATACCGAGCACGTGGTCACTGCCAAAGCGACTGTCGCTGAATTCGCTCGAATACCCGAAGCAAGTGGTAGCCTGGCCTACGTGGAGACGAAACTCTCCGAATATGAGACGATAGCTTCACAGCGACGTTCCTTGGGGCGTTGTATGGAACAGGTCTCAACGGTCGCGTCCCTCTCTAAAAGCCTGAAGGAACGTGCCACAGGGGCTCGAAATTGTGTTCAAACAGGCGGTATCGTTGTAGAACGGGCTGAACAGGTAGATCAACTGGAAAGACTGGTCTCCAAGTACGAAACCGCTCACCGTGGCTCTACCGCACCTGACTTCAGTGGTGTCGAGCACAACAAGACACAGCACGACCAGTGTGAGACCAGGACCCATGACCTCGCACGTCTGGTTCACAAGCTCACACAAGCCCAAGCTCGGTTCGACCAAGCAACTACATCTCACCAAGCAACCCATCAAATCATCGAAAGAGAATGCGAAGGAGTGTGTCCACTATGTCACAACCAGTTGTCTTGACCGTGAGCGACCTCCACTTGTCGCACAGACCACCACTGGCCCGCATGGCTGAGCCTGACTGGTATGACGTGATGAAGCGTCACCTGCTTGAGATCGAATCGGTGGCAGAGAAGCACAAGATCCCAGTCGTCTACGCTGGTGACATCTTCCACAAGTACAACCCGCCACCACGGCTCATCGCGTTCGCCCTCAAATACCTGCCCAGCGGATGGGCCATACCAGGACAACACGACCTGCCGCATCACGTCTATGAGAACATGGACCGCACGGCATACGGTTGCTTGGTCGAGGCTGGTGTGATCAAGAACATCCACCCCGACCGCTATGCGTATCTTGAGGTCCCAAACAAGGACGTTCTCTCGCCCGACAGCTTAGTCAGGCTTGTGGGGTTTCCATGGGGCACCGAGTTCATACCACTGGACCGAGAAGACCGCGATGGGTACACGAGCATCGCCATCGTGCACAAGTACATCTGGACGAAGGGCAAAGGGTACAAAGGCGCAAGCGAAGACGCCCTCATTGGCAAGTACCGCAAGACATGCAAGACCTACAATGCGGTCGTATTCGGTGACAACCACAAGGGCTTCCTAGTGGGCAAGCACGTGGTGAACAACGGCACCATGATGCGACGGAACTCTGACGAGATTGGGTACGACCCATGCTACTCGCTGATACACGACAACGGCGAGATCGCCCGAGCTGAGTTCAAGTGCTGTGACGAAGATGTGTTCACAGATGTAAACGAGGGTGTCGCTCTTGTGGAGCGTGCACTAGACATGACGGAGTTCATTGGTGAGCTGGGCCAACTAGGCACAGACGCACTGGACTTCTTCGAAGCCCTGAAGAGATTCTGCGATGCCGAAGGTATCAGTGATGAAGTACGGTCCCGCGTCATGGATGCGGCCGGTAGATGATGGAGCGACATGGAACTACCCGAAGAAGAAACCTTCATACCGGCAGCGATGTCGTATGAAGAGAACGCATGGGAGGGCTACCACGCCACTCTAAGGGAACACGCTGACCCGCATGGGTCACGCGAGGACCACGGTGCGTTCCTACCAGACCCCGATGAAGTCCGAGCACGAATAGGACAGATGCGGTGGCTGGCAGAACTAGGTTTCGATGACAGGTTCATGTGCAGTGTAATGCAATACGAATGTCCGACAATACACTTAGTCAGACGCATGGTGAAGAGGTACGGTGTCACCGAGACCATTCGCCGGCTCGAACCTATGCTTGAGAAAACAGAATACGACCGAGAACTCAGAGGACCATCATGGGAATAGACCTCGAACGATACAACGAGTTGAAGGACCACGCTGACAAAGCCCAACGTGAAGCTGACAAGCAGAAGGGCGTACTCGAAGAGCTGAAGGCACAGCTCAAACGGGACTTCGGGGTTTCAACGCTCAAGGCTGCGAAAGCCAAACTGAAACAGTTCCAGGAGGAGCAAGACGATGCCGAACGAACCTACGAACAAGCCCTCGCTCAGTTCCTCGAAGACTATCCAGAGTTTGAGGAAGAAGCTTGATGGGTTGCTGGAGTCAAGGCGAACGGCTAAGGCACTACACAAGACCCACGTCGCAGCCCTCACCACAGCAGAAGACGAACTCACATTCGCCGATGAAGCTCACCAGTTAGCACAGGACGTAGCCCGAGCGATCCAAGAACACTGCCACGCTCAGATCGCTGCCGTGGTATCACGTTGTCTAGAGGCCGTGTTCCCAGACAACCCATACGAGTTCGTGCTCCACTTCGAGAGACGCGCCAATCGCACCGAATGCCGCCTTTCATTCGTTCGCAACGGGCTAGAGGTAGACCCAACGTCGGCCAGTGGTGGTGGAGTGGTAGACGTCGCGTGCTTCGCTCTCAGGTTAGCCGCTCTAATGCTCAGCAGACCACCGAAACGCCGGCTGGTGGTACTCGACGAACCATTCAAATTCGTGTCCCGGGAATACCTTGAGAACGTCCGGTTGATGCTGGAGACATTGGCAGAAGAGATGCAGGTCCAGTTCATTATGGTCACCCACATCGAGGAACTTCAAACAGGAAAGGTCATCACGTTATGAACAGCTCCCGTCCATCAGCAGCCTGTGGTTCGAGAACAGTGAGTGGGGCGGTCCGCCTTTCAAGTGTGGGACATTTCTCCCTCTAGGCTGAGCCAATTGACGTTGCTACACTGATGTCACACTTGTAACATCAACACTCAAGCAACGAGCATATTCATGGTGACTGCAGCCCAAGAAATCGAACGTCTCCAACGCAAGATCGAAGATGGCTCTCTCAACCCTGAGGAGCCTCTATTCATCTTGAGGGCGCAGGATTGTATTGCAGGTGATACGGTTCGTGAATGGGCTACTCGGGCGTACGAAATTGGCACCCCGGAAGAGAAGGTAAATGAAGCGATGATGCTCGCAAAGGAAATGGATCAATGGAAACCCAGACGCATCCCAGGAAGGTAGCAGGAGATGGCGCACGCAAGCATGCGGATAGGGGCCATCGTGGTCCTCATAGCCATACTGCTCATTGTGTGTCCCGTACCACGAGGAAAATGACATGAGCGAATCTAATGGCAATGGCAATGGGACCTTCCATCCCACGTACTATCTACGGGCATACGAGCTTGCACGGTCGGGTCAAGAAGATGGCGAAATTGCGGGAGGGCTGGGCGTACGGCTCCACGTTCTCCGCCGCTGGATGCGTAACGATGATGCATTTGAAGAGTGCATAACGAGAGGTCGTAGCGAACAGGACGGTGATGTACGACGTGACATTTCGGGACAACTAAGAAATACGCAACTTCGGTTTCTTGCCGCGTATGCTGAGTCAGGCAATATATCAGCAGCGTCAAGGACCACAGGTATCAGTCGAGAGTCCCACTACCGATGGCTCGAAGAGGACGACTACCCACTCGCGTTCCAGTATGCGAATGACATCGCGGTAGATGCCCTCGAAGAAGAAGCACGTCGCCGAGCACACAAGGGCTTGCAGCGACAGAAGTTCCATCAGGGTATGCCCATCATGACGGAGTGCGAGCCCAACGATCCACAGGGGCACGAAGTAGAATGGCGGGGTGAGATGACATGGGTGAAACCGTACATCGAGCACGAGTACTCTGACACCCTACTCATATTCCTGCTCAAGGCTAAGCGACCGGACGTGTTCCGTGATAAGCCCATCGAAGTGAATCAGAACCAGACCAACATCGGCGTAGACATGAACCAACTCCTGCAACTAGCCGAGCGGCAGAACGTGATCGAAGGTGACTTCGTTGCGATCGAGGCACAGCGAGCAATCGAGGCACACAATGGCTAAGCGTCGCACCAAGAAGGAACAGCAGACACCACTAGGACCCGAGCATCTGGAGATCCTCGAAGACCCCATCAAGTTCTGTGCTGTGTGCTGGCCGGACATCAAGCTCTGCGACTACCAACGTGACATCCTGATCAGCCTTCGGGACAACGTAGAGACGTTCGTACATGCCGCGAACGAAGTGGGTAAAGACTTCACGACCGCGATTGGCGTACTGTGGTTCTTCTGCTCGCGGAGACCCGCTCGTGTTATCACGTCCTCCAGTGGTGAGACACAACTCAAGAACATCCTGTGGTCGGAGATCAAGGAACGCATCGCAACGAGCAAGATCAAGTTCCCCATCAAGGTCGGTACGCTCAGCATCAAGTGGATCAACGAAGACGGCGAAGAGGACCCGCTCTCGTACATCATTGGCCATGTGACCAAGTCCGTCGAGAACTTCCAGGGGCACCACTTGGACCACGACAAGCCCCGAGTGCTATGCGTGTTTGATGAAGCGTCCGGTGTCGCAGACGAATACGATGAAGCGGCCGATTCGTGGGCACACAGGAAACTCGTAATCGGGAACCCGCTCAACTGCCTGAACTTCTTCTACCGAGCATGCAAGAAGGGCAACGTGGAACACGATGCGGACACAGGGGAGACCGGTCTGCTACGGAACATCATTCACATAGACGCTCATGGTTCGCCGAACGTGCAGTACGGAGAGCTGATGAACAATGCTGGGGTCCCGGGTCCCTACAAGACCATCGTCCCTGGCGTACTGTCGTATCCCGAGTACAGACGTCGCCTCAAGATCTGGGACAAGATCAAGATTCACATGCGGCTACATGGGCTGTTCTACGAAGGCGACGAAACGCTCTTGTATCCACCGGACTGGCTCGACCTCGCGGAGCAAACCTATGAGCGGCGTTGTCCGACGGGCTACGACCTCTGCCAAGATCACAACAGCAGGAACCCTGCGACCGCTATCGGGGTTGACTGTGGCGCAGGACGAGACCTCTCAGTGTGGACGATGGTGAACGCAAAGCAACTCATACATCAGTTCGCGATACAGACCCCGGACACGATGGCGATCGTGCGACGTACAATCAAGTTCATGGCCCACTACAAGATCCCGCCCGAGAAGGTCGCTATGGACGCGGGCGGTGGTGGTAAGCAAATCGCGGATCGCCTCAGGGAGATGGGCTACCACATCAGAACCGTTTTCTTTGGCGAGTCCCCAACGCCCGACAAGGGTACACGACAGAAGCGGACCAAGGAAAAAGAAGCACAAGCGGAACGGCGACAGGCCTACAAGAACCGACGGGCTGAGATGTACGGCATGCTACGAGAGCTGATGGACCCAAGCATAAACGACGAGGTCTTTGGGATACCAGTTGAGCTGCATGAGCTACGCAAGGAACTAGCGATCATGCCGCTGATGTACGACCCAGAGGGCAAGCTATTCCTACCACCCAAAGACCGACCGGCTACCAGTGCAGCGAACAGTGAAATCATTACGATCAAGAAACTCCTAGGGCACAGCCCAGACAGAGCTGACAGCATCGTGCTCGCCACGTTCGCTCAGTTTGGGAAACCCGCAAGACGAAAGGTCGGTGCCCTATGAGCGACCCGATGTTCACCTACGTCCAGAACTTCTTCAACCGTGGCCAATGCTGCGAACTCACCGCGAGAGCGTTCAGCGAATTGCATACCGACTTCCGTACCACAGAGGTCAAGCACCGCGAAGGCTACAAGCTCATGGAGGACGTCGAGCCCGCGACCAAACTGCGAGAGCATCTAGCGATCAGAACGAACAGGCCCATTGACCACATTGAGCCCGTTGAGATCGTTCGCTACAGCCCCGGAGCTGAATACCCACTGCACTATGACGGCTGGTGGAGAACCCACACAGCACTCGTGTATCTGAACCACGACTACACAGGAGGTCACACAGTCTTCCCGAACATACCTGCGGGAGAAGTACAGCCCCGCGAGGGTGCAATCCTACTGTGGGAGAACGCTCGAGACCGGACCAACATTCAACAGCACAGCTATCGCGTTGACAAGCTTCTGAAACGTACGAAGTGGATCGCGGTGACATGGGCATGGGAGACGAAGTGTGACACATCCATTCTTTCAGGAACAACCCCACGGACCTGATCCGAAGTTCCAAGACGACCCGTTCTGGGGTGACCCCGAATACCCTGCGATGATTCGTATGCGCCACGATGAGACGGGCGAGATACAGCATGCGGTTCTCATCTCCAACATCGGACCCGTTCACTTCGTGTGGATCATCGAGCAAAAGAAGTTCGACATCTTCGATATGGCATGGCCCGATCAGACACCCGTAGACCCACAACTGCCAGCCTTCGGGTCACCGTTCCCCGAGCACTTTGTGGAGGACGGTATGCCCCACGACGGCGATGCTCCGATGCCACCCAATCTCGGTCACAGCGAAGGCTACCGCCCGTCTTATAGCCCGATGTTCTGTGCCCAGTGTGAAGAGCGTCTCACCAAAGAAGAAGTCATGTCAGGCTTGGAGATGTGCTTCAGCTGCTACTGTCAGGAGCAAGGCTGATGCTCGCTAAGAAGAAACCGAAACCGATCACAACGTACAAAGACTTCTTCAGGGCGTGTCACACCATCAGGAGCAAGTACGGCTTCCAGTTCCACTTCCACTCAACCTGTGCCAAAGTGTACGACGAGCATGGTAGGGCCGATGCGAACGCCATCTGGTGGAGTGCGACACGCGGAGGTTCGTTGTGGAACCCCATAGAGGTCATCAACTATGTCTTTTATGAGACCTCGACGGGCTTGTGGAGAATGGCTAACATGGCGCGGCCGCAGGTAGGACTCCCACTAGACAAGTTCGATGAACTGGTGATGGCTTACCGCGAAAGCGAAGGACACCTGACCAGTCTCCGAGAGCGCATGTGCAAGGCACTAGGGCTCGACGAGGTCCCCATACATGAACGCCCATCATACAAGCGACGAAGGAGAAAGTAGATGCCCACTCGCATCCCCAACGGACTGAAGGGCCGAGTCGCTACTGGCAAAGCCGATCGCAACGGTAGCAACGGCAACGGTAAGCACGACAGCGGCGTAGACCTGATCCGGAATATGTTTCAGGGGCTGCTCGATGGGAACGGGTCTGCGAGTAGCATGGCGATGAACGCTATGACGTCCCGCAGCGACCTACTCACCAAGATGTTCGACAGCCGTAGGGACCTCGACGTAGAGTGTGGCTACCCAAAGACCATCACCGCGACACAGTACCGTTATCTGTACGACCGCGAAGGCATTGCGACCCGCGTCGTATCGGTCTACCCGGAAGAGTGCTGGAAGATGGACCCCAAGATCTTCGAGACTGAAGACGCGGGCAAGACGCCGTGGGAAGCGACGTTCGATCAGGTGAATGATGAGCACAATCTCATCCACTACATGCAGCGAGTTGACGAGATGTCGGGCATTGGGAGCTTCGGGCTACTACTGCTGGGCATCGACGACGGTAAGACCCTAGAGGAACCCGTCGAGGGCATCATCCTGGAAGGCACACACGCAGGCCGTAAGAAGGGCTTTCAGGAGACCGCAGCGACAGGGGAGGACAACGAGACGTCCCCTGTGGATTCAGACGCGGAGAACGTCGATACGGGGCTTGAGGATAGCGATGCGGACGATGAGACAGACGTAGAGCCAGAGCTGGACGAAGAGGGTAATGAAATCGAGGCTGAGATCATCAACGCTGACCCTGTGGAGACCAGCCGGTCACTGCTCTACCTCCGGGTCTTTGACGAGTCGCTGGTTGACATCGCCGAGTACGAGACAGACGAAACGAACCGTCGCTATGGGCAACCGAAGTTCTACAACGTGAAGTTCAACGACCCGCTGATGCAAGGCAATGCAACAGCAGCAGCACCGGACATCACCACCAAGAAAGTGCACTGGACCCGTTGCCTGCATGTCGCGGACAACCGCAAGTCGAGCGAGGTGTTCGGGACACCACGTATGCAAGAGTCGTACAACCGGCTGTATGACCTTCGCAAGTTGCTGGGCTCGTCCGCGGAGATGTTCTACAAGGGAGCGTTCCCCGGTTTCAGCTTCGAGGTGAATCCAGACCTCGGCGATGTCACACTGGACGAAGACAAGATGCGGGCAGAGTTCGCAGCATACGCGAATGGGCTACAACGATACCTCGCGTTGAACGGCGTGTCGGCCAAGAGCCTCGCGGTCCAAGTAGCAAGCCCCGAAGACCACGTGATGGTCCAGATCAAAGCGATCGCCATCACAGTGAAGACCCCACTACGGATCTTCATGGGAAGCGAAGCGGCACACCTCGCGAGCACACAAGACCAAGAGACATGGAACGGCCGGCTCGAACACAGGCAGACCAAGTACCTCAGCCCTCGGCTCGTGCGACCCTTGCTCGAACACCTCATAGCGATGGACGTACTACCCGAACCGGGACCCGATGGGTTCAGCGTTGAATGGCCCGACCTCAACACGCCATCGGACGAGAGCAAGGCAACAGTTGCTGAGATTGTGGTGAAAGCGATCGCCGCTTACATCCAGAGCGGAGCCGATGCGTTGATTCCGCCGTTCGAGTTCCTTACGATGATCATGGGCATGGACCCAGACCAAGCCGAAGCGATCCTCGAAGCGGCAAGCACACACTTGGAAGACAAAGAAGACGAGGAGCTGGAGAACCGAGCACGCCGCGAAGAGAAGGGCCTGCCCGTACCACCAAGCCCCGAAGAGATTGAGATGGCTAAGCTGAAGGGTCCCGACGGAGAAGACGAAGAAGAAGACGAAGAAGAAGACGAAGAAGACGATGGCCCGTTCGACGAGGAAGCGGAAGAAGACGAGGACCCCAAGCCCCCGAAGAAGAAGTAGGAGACCAGCACAATGTGGACCATGCTCGCCGCAGTGGCGTACGCGGAGGTGAACGCAATGTCTGAGATCCTAATGACCACCGAATTCGATGGTGGCACGAAGCTGATATTCTGGTGTCCTGGTTGCCGATGCTGTCATGGTGTTGACATCAGGACCGATGGGAAGCGTCCATCGTGGACGTGGAATGGAGACAAGAACAATCCGACGATTGCCCCGTCAGTGCTTGTGTTCAATGTTATCAAGGGCAAGAGGAGAACTGTGTGCCATCTGTTCGTACGGGAAGGGCAGATACAGTACCTGACTGACTGTCAGCATAAGTACAACGGCAAAACCATCCCGATGGAGCCGGTATAGTGGCCAAGAAGAAACCAGGAACACCCCCGCCAACACCACCCGAGGAGGAAGCCCGCAAGGTGCCTTCGGGTCATTGTAAGATCGAGCACCCGCATGCGAACGCGGCAGGTGCCGGCGAATGGCCGATGATCACACTCGATTGCTGGTGCGGCGAATGGAAGAAGGCGAAGTAGCATGGCTGTCAACCCACTACGACTAGATCCCACCCGCACGACGCTCCTACGTCGCAAGTTCGAGAACGATCTGAAACGTCGCTTTCGTAAACTCAAGAAGCTGGTCTGGGACCTCATCGTAGTAGAAGACGCCTTCGGGCTACGTCAAGACAACAGTCTCAACATCACAGTCAATACGCGATGGCAGTTCGCTACAGACCCACAGAAGCAGAAGGCGTTCCAGAAGTGGTTCAAAGAGCAAGTAGACCTCGGCATCCTTGAGGTCCCTCCGGGCACCGATCCGCTGAAACCGTGGACCGCGACCTACACGAACAGTGCATACAAGTCAGGCGTCACGCGAGCCTACATCGCATCCAAAGCAGCCCTCTCTGAATCCGCCGCGTTCAGTGCTGGGTCCAAGGCACAGTTCCTTGAGAGCGCCTTCGGTGGCCCCATTGGAACCAAGCAACTCGAGATGCTCGCCACGAGGTCGTTTGAACAACTGCGGGGCATCACTGCGGCGATGGGCCAGAAGATCAACATCAGTCTCACCAACGGTCTAGCCCATGGACACTCCCCGCGGAAGATCGCTCGTGAGATGGCGAAGACCATTGACGGTATGACCAAGCAGCGGGCGGTCGTAATGGCCCGCACCGAGATCGTCCACTCATACGCCGAGGGCCAGCTCGATTCGCTGGAGCAACTAGGCGTCGAAGAGGTCACAGCATTCGTAGAGTGGAGCACGGCAGGAGACGACCGCGTCTGTCCCACGTGCCAGCCCCTCGAAGGCGTTGTGATGAAGCTCAAAGAAGCTCGGGGCATACTACCAAGACACCCACAGTGCAGATGCGCCTGGATACCAGTCATAGACAAGCCTGGCAAGGGACGTCGCAACGACCTACAGAAGAGCATCAACGCGAGCGTGAAAGCAGAGCGTCGTAAGAAGCGAACCACGAAAGAGGCACGCGACCAATCACCATGGCCGGGCTCGGACGTAGCAAAGCCGAGGAGACGTTCTAAGGTGAAGGCGTAGACCTCCGACAATTACCATGTCCCCTCCCACGAAGTCGCTGCAGTGGGGCGCATAGGGGCTCGAAACCAGCGACACAACCGGAAGTCTTTAGGAGACCGACAGATGCAGACCAAGTTCGACACGTTGACCACGTATCCCGGGTCATTCGTTGCGGTGCTGGGAGCCCAGACACAAACTGTGCCCCAGCCACAGGACGCGACAGCACCACCGAAGGAACAAGCCCCGCTCGGTGCTCGGAACATTGAGGTCTTCGGGCTTCAAACGAATGGGCGTCGCCGCCAGTACAACGGAGACAGTCTGGACCAGTGTCTGGACGCCGCGTTGAAGGACCTCGAGACGTTTGAGGCCGCGAACGCAGAGGAGACGACGGCCCCCAAAGAAGACCCTCCTACATCGGGCGGGCCAACTGGTGGCAGTTCGGAGAGTAGCAGCTCCGGTGGTCGCGGTGGGAAAGGCAAAGGCAAGAAGTCCTGATGCCGCAGTACATCGAGCACACACATCACTTCAGGTTCTGGCGAGTCTTGGGATATGCCATCGCAGCTAGGATTGGCTGGGACCTGATACCCTTCGTTGTTCAAGTCTGGAATGCTTTATGACGTCCGAGACCCGGTTCATTTATGCGTACTCTGAGGGCAAGCGATACGAGCTTCTCCCCAACGCACAAGCCTCGATGGAAGCCGCCGCTGAAAGATGGGGCGCAACGTTCCAGCCCATCGAGAGACCGGGTCGCGGGAACTTCTGGTGTCAAAAGATGCGACACTTTCTCGATGTCTGTGAAGGCGACAGGGCACTCTACCTGGACGGCGACATGCTCATCAGAGCTGACTGTCCAAACGTCTTCGATCTGGTCCCGTCATACAAGGCAGGGTTCGTCCCTGTGCAACAGGACCATCGCAATCTACTGGTCCACTCCGCCATGGGTGGCGTGCCCTGCGTCCAAGGCGGTTTCCAGTTGTACTCGAAGCACCAAGCCCAGCACGTGTTCAACGTGATGCTCTACAAGCAGTTCGAGCGACTACACTGGACCGGAATGGACCAAGACCAAATCCAGTTCATGATCTCCGCACTCTCCGCGGATGTGTGCTGGCTACCTGCCATGTTCGACTTCATCTTTCCGCCCTCGTACTCGAAGGACTGGATTCACAAAGCCCTGGCCCGCGACTGCTGGATGTACAAGCCCATGCTACCCCGATACATCGTTCACTTCGCAGGCAACCGAGAGGGCTGGGAGCGGAAGGCGGGCCGCGTGAAGATGTTCGATTGGAAACTGATACCGGAGCTACCAGCACAATGAAACCTGTCGGAGACCAGCCCTGGATGCCGAGCGACGCCGTCAACTTCTTCGGTGACATCGTTCGCAACATGCAGGATGAGAAGAGCGAAGGCGACTTGGTCAAGGTTCTCGAGTTCGGTTCTGGTGGCAGTACCGTATGGCTCGACAAAGCCGGGTGTCGTGTAGTCACCATTGAACACAACTTCAAGTGGCACGGCAGGGTTCGCAAACAAACGACATGGCACACGTTTCACATCTACCACCAACGACCCTATGCAGGCGTCTGTGACCTGTTCCCTGACGAGCTGTTTGACATCGTACTCGTGGACGGACGTGATAGGCTCGAGTGTGGTCAAGCCGCCATGAGACTGGTAGCCCGCGACGGGTGGATGATACTCGATGACGCGAACCGTCACCGCTACGCACAACTGCACAGAGACCTCAACCTAGAGGGCTGGGAAAAGACCAAGAAGGTCTCCACGGACGCAACTCTCGACATGGTGCAAAACGCACCGAACAAGACCCGTACCACCGCCTTCTTCAGGAGACCTCCCCATGTCTAAATTCCAGAAGCGTCGCGTCCTCGTCATTGGTGGAGCCGGCTACATCGGGTCCGCCATTGTCCGTTGGCTACACGACCACGACTACGACCCGCTCGCGTACGACAACGGCGGGAACCGTTCCCACGTTCCGTCGGACCGATACCTGCATGGGAACCTGTTCGATCGTACGAAGCTGAAGGCGGCCCTCAAAGAGTGTGACATGGTCGTGCACTGTGCGGCACATGCGAAGGTCGGTGAGAGCGCAAGTGCCCCGCGGAAGTATTGGCAGCTCAACGTCGAGGGGACACAGGTCATACTCAAGTGCATGGCGACAGTGGGTGTCAAGAAGATGGTGTTCTGCTCCACCGCCGCGACCTACGGACAAGACCTCCCATCACCCATCAAAGAGAGCGACGGCACATACCCATGCAACGTCTACGGTATGACCAAGGTTGCAGCAGAGATGGAGCTGAAACGGTACTGCGAACAATACGACTTTGATGTCACCGCACTACGGTTCTTCAACGCTGCTGGTGCGAGCGCCTGTGGCAAGTACGGTGAGCATCGCATGGACGAGACGCATCTGATACCGCTCGCTCTCCGTGAGTGTGTTCAGGGTCGCAGAAGGCACGGCCTGTTTCTCAACGGTGAAGACTTCCCTACGTTCGACGGAACCTGTGTACGCGACTACGTTCACGTTGACGACATCGCATTCGCAGCAGAGCTTGCGTTAGACGCCCTTTCCGGGTGGGAAACGTACAACGTGGGAACAGGAGAGGGAACGAGCAATCTAGACGTACTGAGGGCGTGCAAACACGTCACACGCCACAACCTGTCGTGGGAGACACGCGAGCGCCGGGAAGGGGACCCGCCTGTGCTCGTAGCTGACTCGAACAAGCTTCGAGACACACTGGACTGGGACCCGGAGTATCGCACCATCGAAGACATCGTCGAGAGTGCGTGGAAGTACCACAAGGATGAACGATGAGCGTGAAGATGAGACCTTGCCTTTGCCCGAAGTGCAATGGCAAGCTACGACTTAGTCAATCAGCAGGAGACAGGCTATGCAAAGACGGGAAGAAGAACGCCGCAGGGAAGCACGGCGGCCGCCGGAGTGGCAGTTCAACGGGTCGTCGAGAGGGAGGTCCCAAGACAGGCGACTAGGGTTCATCGCGAGCTGCTTCGATCCCTTCGTTCACCCTGGCGTACTGCTCGCGATGGAGCAAGCGACCACAGCCTGCAATCTCGATGCGATCATAATCGGTTTGCACATCGACCCGACAGTCGAGCGTCCCGCCAAACGGAAGCCGACCCTGACCGTCGAGGAACGCATGACGTGCCTGTCGTGTCTCAAGTTCAGCGACCGCCCTGCCATCCCATACCAGTACGAAGCAGACCTGCTCGCCATCCTGGTCGGCTACGAAGACCAACTCGTGTGCCGCATCTTGGGTGAAGACTACCGCGACCAGCCCTTCACAGGGGATGAACTAGACATCCCGATCTTCTACACGAAGCGCCGGCCAGACTGGTCCGGGACCTCGTTTCACCGAAGGCTCCAAGAGTCGCTCTAGGCTCGTCAACAGACCCTTGCTACAGTGGGGACAGTTCGTAGGAATATCTTACACACTGAAACCAACGATGATGCAAGGAATACCGCATGTTGATACTCGCTCAGGCAGGGGAGGCCGGAAACGGAATCCTCGATCTGTTCGATCGTTATGGCATTGCGTGGGGTATGTTAGCACTGTTCGTCGTCGCAACAATCTACATCTTGAGGAGGTTGTTGAACGACAACAATGGGATACTGACTGGCTACGTGAGGTCCACCATCGATCAACAGAAGCAACTGGCAGACACGGTGCGGGACCAAGCAGCGACAGATGCCAAAGTGGCACAGTGCTTGGAAGCGAGCGAACAAAGACTCGCAGAGATTCAAAAGACAGTAGAGCGTGTCGAGACGATGCACTACAACCCGCACTCGCAGTTCGCGACGGCGACACTCGGGCGGTGCTTCAGACACGGATGCGAGGTCCTAGAACACATCTCCACGAAACTCGAGATCGACGACAAATGCAAACCACTACTCGACGTGATGCGTCGGGAATTGGATTCTCATAACCAGCACGTTGAAGGGGATGCGCCGCCACAATGAACGCGAACTTCATAATCTGTGTCAGTGGGTTCACCCAGAACCGAGGGTACTTCCACGGCATCATGAAGCTACGTGAAGCCCTCATCTCCAACGGGCACAGCGAGGGCAAAGCGAACCGCGTCTGGTACGTCACGTGGAAGGACTCGATGAGCCGGGTCGCTTGTGAGCTGAGCATCCTGTGCAACCAGCATGGGTTCAAGCCCCGCGTGATGATCTGTGGCTACTCCTACGGTGGCTGGGGAAGCCTGCAGCTTGCGAAGGAACTGGAGAAGGTCGGCATTGATGTTGAGATTATGATACTCTGCGACCCCGTCGGTCGACCGTGGTGGTGGCCGCGTCCACTACCCGCACTGACATCTATGCTCGGACGTGATTGGGCACCGAAGCTCCGAGTCCCAGCGAACGTGAAAGTCTGCCATTCGTTCTATCAACAGGAGAACCGACCACAAGGACATCAACTGGTCGCTACCAACGGGACCACGATGGAGCAGCCTATCAAACTAAGACACAAACATGAGCGCATGGACGACGCCCCTGAGTTCCACGGCAGAGTTCTCAAGGAAGCCGCCATGCTGGTTCAACCCGAAGGAGATGTGCCATGAAGTACATCCTAACATCCCTGCTACTCCTTGTGAGCTGGACGCCTCTCGCGGCGGACCAGCTACCTCAGCGAATAGCACAGTGGCAGCCCAACGTATGTCGAGTACGAGCAGACGAGGGCGGTGGCATCAGCTACGGCAGCGGAGTGTACGTTGGTCGCGGTCTTGTTGTGACAGCCTTTCACGTTGTACGCGAATGGAAGACCAGTCGAGCGACCCGAGGGCTCAGTGTCACGTTCCACAACGGCGGCACGTACCAAGCAACCATCAGTGGATGGGCGAGCGGAACCGATATTGCGTTTCTCAAGATCGATGCGCCCAAGGAAGCGAACATCAAGGGCGTACTGCTTGCATCAGCTGACCCCGCTCGAGGTTCGGTTGTGTGGAAGTGTGGCTACGGTGGAGACGGTCAACTCATATGGCACAAGGGCACCGTCCAAGGGTACTCAAGCAACGGGCTCATCGGAGGGGCCTGCTGGTTCCGCGTGACACCCTACGCCCGGAGCGGTGACAGCGGAGGTCCCACGTTCAACGATCAAGGTGAATTCCTTGGTGACCTGTGGGGAAGCGACCCACAGAGCGGAACCACTACGGCGGTTCTCCCGAGTGCGATCAAGCTCGCGATGGGTGATACCGTTTGGAACAACCTGCGAACCGCTCACGTTCAATGCTACGGTGGCCAATGCTACCCACAGCAACGGGGCGGCGGTCCGTTCTTTTGGCTGCGACCTCGACAGGATTCCCCGGGACTGCGACCTCAACAACCAGGACCGAACCTACGTGACCCAGCACCGGGCGGCATCCCAGGAGGACAGAACCCGCAGATCGGTGGCCTACCACAGACCATCCCGGGTGACGGTAGACCAGCCGCGCCCACAGCCCCCCTCGTCCCCGTTCAGCCCCCTGTGGATCTCAAGCCACTACAAGACCAGATAGCCGCCCTCCAAGCGCAGATAAAGGCGCTCAACGAGAAGCCAGCCCCTGTGGCTCCAGTGGTAGATCTCAGTGGGCTACAAGCTCAACTGGATGCGTTGAAGAACCGACCACAGGGTGACCCCGAGGTCACAGCGGCACTCGCGGAACTGAACCGTAAGATGATCGAGTACGGGAATCAGATTGGTCCCCGAGAGCCCATCGTAACGAACCCACAGACGGGGAACGATTCGAGTACGAACAACCAGACACAGGTCGGAGCCGCACCCGAGGAGGATGCTGGCTTTGATTGGGGCAGTGCTCTTGGCATGGCGATCATGCTTGGTGCGGGTGCAACCGGAGTGGGGATACCTGCGTGGGGCGTGATGGCTTGGAGAGGGGCGAGGGCTGCGAAACGACTACGCGACGCCCGACTAGCCAACCAGCCAGCAGCTCAACCAGCACAACCACCACCAAGACCCGCACCACAGGAAGACCCGTTGTATATGCCACAACCTGATCCGCCTGTTCAACATACACAGACGACCCACGTAGTCGATGCTCCGGCACCGCCGGTTTCGCACCGAATCGATACGCAGTTCGTCAATGTGGAGAGCGACAACTATAAGCGAGCCCACGAGATGGCACGTCAACAGATCGCTCGTCGTTACCCTGGCAGCCAAGACATCTTGGAAGCCGAACTAAGCCTGACCCGCCAATTCGCGGCAGGTGCTGTCTAACCTGAAGGAGATCGAGATGCCAGTTATCAACACCGACGCCGTCTTGTGGTACAACGTGGGCCAGTTTGGTCAGTTGGGCTACGGCGTTCCCAATCCCAGCGACGACCCCGGCTCGCTGAACCCGATGATTGTGGACTTTGTCAACCTGTCGGGACGCAACCTGTTCCACATCATGCACCATGAGGACGTGGACCTCAGGACCCCGCCAAGTATCAACACGATCCGCCGCGTGCACAAGCTCTACGTCAGGCTCGCACAGATCCTGGCCAGCAGAGCGGTGCCACCACACGAGCTGAACATCGAGACGCAGCACGTGCAACCCGCCGGCGAAGTGTTCCGCGTGTTCCCTGTGCCGTACTTCAAGGTTCGCTCGCCGTTCCTGAAGCGATGGGCCGAACTGATCATGATCATGATGGCCGAAGCGATGCAGCACACTGAGAACCGGAAGTCGATGGAGATCTCCACGAACTTCGCAGGTCAGGTCGGCCAGTACATGACGCGGGTCTACCGTAACATGGCAACCGAGCTGTTCGGTAAGACGCGAGACGAAGTCCACGTGGACGGGTTCATTCTCACCGAAGAAGAGCTGGGCGTTTACAACCCCGCTGAGTACTTCACCAGCACCGAGATGATTGACACGGTTCCCCACTTGGGACACGTGTTCACTGAAGACCGGTTGAGCGTGATCAGTGATGGCATCCCCATCACGAGCCTTCCGGAACTCACCCCATGGCCGACGAACCTCACGTCGTATTACAACTCGACCAAGAGCTTCCGAGATGCGAACGCGGACGACGCGAACATCAACGATCCGACCTCGGGTGCACATCCCAGTCCTGGCGGCGGCCCGGTCATTCCTCCGCCACCCGGACCGTAGTCAGAAAGTTTTCTAAGAGAGGGCTCGACAAGAGTTTTAGACGCCAATACCCTAGCTAGCCATCACAGGAGTACAAGACGGTGAAGTTCCAAAGCATAACGATAAACCTTGCGCCTGCCAACATCCGGCACGACCGGATGGAAGGTCGGGACTACATCGTCGCACCGATGGTCATGCTTACTGAAGGCGTGCACAACGGAACGAACGGTCCCCTCTATTACCCTGAAGCGGAACTCGCTAAGACACCCGTCGTGTGGAACCACAAGCCGGTCGTCGTGTACCACCCACAGATCAACGGACAGGGCGTTAGCGCCTGCGACCCGGAGATCGTGGACAAGTACAAGATTGGCATTGTGATGAACACGAAGTGGGATCAGCCGGCGAAGAAGCTGAGGGCTGAAGCCTGGATCGAAGTTGAGCGGGCGAACGTGGTGGATGAGCGTATCATGGTTGCCGTTGAGAACGGTGAACCCATGGAACTCTCGACTGGCGTGTTCACCGACAACGAAGAAACCGAAGGCACGTGGAACGAAGAAGCCTACACTGCTGTCGCTCGAAACTACAGACCCGACCATCTGGCACTGTTGCCGGATATCAAGGGCGCGTGCTCGATGGCAGACGGTGCAGGGTTCCTGGTGGCCAATGCTTTGGCACACGAGGACATCCGTCAGAGCTTGTCCACCAGCATCCGCGACCGATTTGGAAGCGATACTTGGATCATGGACGTGTTCGAGGCCTCGGTCGTGTACGAGCACGGCAACAAACTCTGGAAGCTGATGTACTCCAAGACCAACGATGTTGCGACGTTGGCCGCGGACGCCCCTGTTCAGGTACGTCGCAACGTTCAGTATCGTACGGTCGAAGGAGCCCTCATAGGCAATACCGACTACCCACTGTCACCGAGATCAGGAGAAGCTGACATGAAGAAGAAAGAACTCGTCGATGGTTTGATCGCCAACGACGCCACAAACTGGAAAGAGGAGGACCGCGATGGCTTGATGGCCATGAACGAGGCCCAACTCGAGAAGATGGCGCCGGTCGCAATCGAAGAGCCCACGGACAACGCAGCCGCCGTTGCGGCAGCTGCAGCGAAAGGGGCCGAAGGCGTTGTGGTTCCAACGGAGAACGCCGCTGACACGGGCGCTCAGCCCGCACAGAACGCGACTCCGCCCCAGATCACCTTGGACCAACTGCCACCCGAGATGCAGGCGGTCTACAACCACGGCTTGACCAAGCTCCAGGAAGAGCGAACGGGTCTGATCACCAAGATCACTGCCAACGCCGCGAACAAGTTCACCGCCGAACAACTCGGCGCCATGAGCCTCGAAGCACTTCAGGGGATGGCAGCCCTCGCGGGTTCCCCGACAGCCAACGCCGCACCCGCAGCGGGCGATCAGCAACAGGCGGTTGCCCTGTTCAGCGGAGCCGCCGGTGGCGGAACCGCAACGCCGGTAGCCAACGAAGGACACGTCGAGAAGCCGCTCGGCCTGCCCACGATGAACTTCGGCGAGGAGAAGGCGACGGCGTAGTCACCTTCCCTGTTCCCAGCAACCGCAACCGCAAACCTGTTGAAACGAAACCCACTCACTAAGGAGTTCTAAACGATGACCGCTAACACGATTGCCCTGAAGTGCAACGGCCCACACGATGAAGGCGTGTGCGGTGTTGCCATCAGCCCCGGCGAGGCAGTTGAACTGCAAGCCGACGAGAAGTACGACCCGATGGTCTCGGCCCAGGCCGCTGCCCTCAAACGGAACCTTCAGATTGCGAAGGAAGACGGTCTCCAAGGCAAGACCGTTGACGATGCCTACGCACTCGACGACATCCTGTTCTTTGTCTCCCCGAAGAGCGGCGACCACATCAACGCCTTGGTGAAGAGTGGGGAGGACATCGACATCGGCGACAAGCTCGTCGTGGAAGGCGGGACCTCGGGACTGTTCGTGGAAGCGGCCGGCACCGAGACCAAGTTCCAACTGGAAGCACTGGAAGACAGTGGTGGTGCCCTCGCCGCCAATACGCTGCTCGCCTGCCGCGTGATCTAACCCCGAACCTCAACCAACTTCACAAGGACATCCGAACCCGCAGGTCACAGTGACCTCAACGTTCTCCAAACAAGGAACCCGATTACTATGTTGAACTTTATTCTCAATGGCCAGGCATCCGGAGACGTTGCTTCGGTACTGATGGCCAACAACATGAACCCGAGCTGCCTGAGGCCATACATCGGCCTCGACGGGCAGACGTACATGGACGTTCTGACGGCCAACGGTGAGTGGAAAGCCCAGCTCATTCAGAACGCCAACGCCACCCTCCGTAAAGATGATTGGCAGCATCTGGACACGGCGATCCTCAAAGCTGCCAAGCCTCGCTTGATGGCGGTGGCCGACCTCCGTGGTGCCGGGCTTCAGTACACAATGCCAAACGGCATGGCCCACACTGTTCTGCAACACGAGACGCAGAGCGACATCACACCGGCCACGATCAGCATGGACGGACTTCGACAGAGTGACGGGGATCGACCCGAGTTCGCTCTGGAGAACTTGCCCCTGCCGATCATCCACAAGGACTTCAACTTCAGCGCCCGCCAGGTGATGGCGAGCCGCAACGGTGGAAGCCCGCTGGACACAACGACTGCCGAACTGGCCGGTCGACGTGTGGCAGAAGAAGCCGAGAACCTGCTGTTGGGTGTCACCTCGAGCTACGGCTACGGCGGTGGTAACATCTACGGCTACACGAACTTCCCCAGCCGTCTCACCAAGACGATGACGGCCCCGACCTCCTCAAACCACGCGACAACCGTGGCTGAGATCCTCCAGATGAAGACGCAGTCGCAAGACGCGAACCATTACGGTCCGTGGTTCTGCTACTGCTCGACGTCGTGGGACGCGTTCATGGACGAGGACTACAGCACCGCGAAGGGTGACAACACTCTCCGCGACCGCATCGGAATGATCGAAGGGATCGACCGACCGCGGACGCTGGACTACCTGCCCACGAACACCCTCATGCTGGTGCAGAAGACACCGGAAGTCGCCCGCGAAGTGGTCGGCATGGACATCACGACCGTGCAGTGGGAAAGCCACGGCGGGATGCAGTTGAACTTCAAGGTCATGGCGATCTTGGTTCCTCAACTGCGAGCAGACCAGAACGGGAACACCGGAATCGTCCACGGCTCGCACGTCTAAGACTAGCCGCCGCGCCCCGTTAGCCCCTCCTGGGAAGAACGCCCGGGAGGGGCGATGACAGAGCCCCATTCAACCCTCTAACCAGAAGCTCCAGGAGACCGGACAATGGCAAAGCGAAAGAAGTTCAAGTTGCTGGTAGGCACCCACGCCGGCCAGGACAAAAAGATTTTCAAGGCGGGTGATACCGTCGAGTCGGACATGGACCTTGCGAAGGTTTTCGGAACCGACAAGTTCATCCCCGAGAGTCAGTTCCAAGCTGACGCAGAAGAAGCTGCCGCGACTGCCCTTGTGGCCGAACGTGGTGAGAACGTGACGGACGACTTCGAGTCCGCGGTGGAAGCCGAAGTCGAAGTGTTCAAGAAGAAAGGCAAGTGGGCGATCTACGAGTCGGATGGCATGGTGGTCGCTGGTCGACTCGCCAAGAAGGATGTCGAAGCCGTGATTGGTGAATACCTCGGCGAAGTCGACGACGATGGCTATGGTGACGACGACGACGACGACGACGAGTAGAACCTAAGCCGGCCCCGCCAGTTCACCAGCCGGCGGGGTCGCTTCGAATAACTGAGGAAAGACCATGACCAGAACAAACGCAGTGAACGTAGCACTGGTGATCGAAGTCGATACCAACATCGCTCTCGACGTGTTCATCGACACGGCAAATGAACTGGTCACGGAGATGTGCACAGGGGACAACGGTCCCGCAGTGGATTACACAGCCACCCGACTCGAACTGATCGAACGTTGGCTCGCCGCCCACTTCTACGCGATACGAGACACCCGCCCGTCCAGCGAAAAGGCCGGACCCGTTGGCGTCGCGTACCAGCACAAAGTGGACCTCAACTTGGCGAACACGATGTACGGTCAGCAGGCCATGACGCTCGACACCAACGGCGGGCTTGCCACCCTCAACAAGCAGACTGAGGAAGGCACCCAACGGACGGTCGGGTTCACTTGGCTTGGAACGGAGGCGACATGAGTCTAATCACCAGGATGCGGAAGCAGGACGCGGTCTACTGGCCCAAGACTGACCCGGACAAGTTCGGGAAGCCTGGCGTTGGTGTCGCGGTCGCTGTGAAGGTCCGGTGGGAAGACAAGCATGAGAAGTTTATGAACGCCGAAGGGGATGAGCAGATCAGCAACTCAGTCGTGTACGTGCCTGAGGTCTCTGCCGGCGTTGAGATGGAGCAGGGTGACTACCTGTGGCTCGGTGTCATAGGCTCAGCTCCAGCGGACCCCGTCGCAGACAACGCCGCCCACGAGATACAGAAGTTCGAGAAGCTGCCAGACCTCAAAGCGAAAGAGTTCTTACGGACGGCAATGTTATGACCCAGAGCATCGGTGGAAACGTGAATCGCCTGAACGCAGTGCTAAGTGCACTGCGGAAGGAGAACAAACGCCGAGGCAAAGCGATGGAACGCGGGCTGGTGAAAGGCGGTCTCCGCATCCAACGAGAAAGTCAGAAGATCGTACCGATCGACACCAGTGCTTTGAAGAACAGTGCACGCACCACCAAGAAGGGAAGCGGACACAAGACCGAGGTCACTGTGAGCTACGGAACTGAGTACGCCGTGTTCGTACATGAGGATCTCAACGCGAGACACGCCAGCGGCAAGTCAGCGAAGTTCCTCGAGATACCTGTTCGGCGTCTTCAACGTGAGATCGCAGCGGACATCAAAGCGGAGGTGAAGAAGGCATGAGCACTTTGTCTGACAGCCCCGCGAGCCTGTTGCAGTTTGTACTCATTGGAGAAGGGGCAGGCGTCCAACCACCCGCAGCGCCATGGCCGATCTACGTCGGTCGCCTACCCGATGGGAGCAACATCGAAGACCAAGCCATCGCCGTCTACGACACTGAGCCGCGTCAAGACGGTAGGCTTATGGCGGGTGAGAAGATTGAACATCCCGGTATGCAATTCCGCGTCCGGGCAGACGACTACCAGACTGGCTTCCAGAAACTGTCAGCCATTGCGGCGATACTCGACAGCGTCAAGAACCAAGCCGTGCTCGGCGATAGTCTGAACGCCTACACAGTGAACGCAATCACGCGGATCGGTGGCGTGATACCCATTGGCACCGATGACCAAGGTCGAGAGGGATTCACCCTCAACGTGACCTCAACCATAACAGAGTCCCCGTAATCAGGAGAAACAATCATGGCCCGTATGGACGATGGCTTTTCAACCACAATCGGATTCGCCGACCTCCCGGCGGTGGAATTCTACGAGAAGACCGTGACGCCGCCTGGCGTGAGCGGTGGCGGTGAGAACGACACCACCACGATGCTCAACACCGCATGGCGGACCAAGTCACCCAAGCAGCTCAAGACGCTGTCGGAGAGTTCGCTCACCGTCGCGTACGACCCCGCATGCTACGACGACATCGTTGGTGCGAACGGCGTGAACAACAATCAGTTGATCACCATCACGTTCCCCGACGGTTCGACGCTGGCCTTCTGGGGCTGGATCGATGAGTTCACTCCTGGCGAGATCGTTGAAGGTGAACAGCCCACAGCGGAGTGCACGATCATCTGTTCAAACCAGAACGCGGTCGGAGCCGAGACGGCACCAGTGTACACAGCGGCTGGACCGTAAGCCGTTGAAACAAGGCGTTTGACGCCTCTCTGGCACGGGCTCGGCCAGAGGAGCGTCTCAGTTTACCCACAACGAGCCGAGACCGTTAGAACGTACCACAGGAGACCGAACCGTGAAGACAAACAAAGAAGACCCCAAGCCGGCCGAGGACGAAGTCAACACAGGGCCACCGGACATCGATGCCCCCGAGGACAAAGTCAAGCCGGACATCGTTGGCGAAGACGGCGTGATCCGTCTGAGCCTTGACCGCGAAGAGTTCCCCGTAGACCTCGGAGACGGAAAGAAGTACGTCCTGCGAGAGCTGAGCGGTACTCAACGTGACAAGTACCTCAACAACCTCGGAGGTCGTGTCCGTACCAACGCCGATGGCAAGGTGACGGGCATGAAGAACTTCGACGGGTTGCAAGCCAACCTGTTGATCCGATGTCTCTTTGAGGTTCAAGCTGAAGGGAAGGAGGTCGCACTCAAAGAAGCCGAAATCCAGAAGTTCCCCGCGAAGGTCCAAACAGCCCTGTTCAACAAGGCCAAGACCATGAGCGGTATGGACGACGATGCTGAGGACACAGCGGGAAACGACTAGAGGCAGGGGAGACCCTGCTCTGGATGCAGATTGCCGACCGGAACAACTGGTCGCTGTCCGAAGCGAAGGCCAAGGTGACAAGTTCAGAAGTGATGTTGTGGAGAGCGTTCATCGAACGAGATGCGAACGCCTTCCACCGTGAGGACTATTACTTCGCCCAGATCGCCCAAGAGATCAGGCGGGTACTGTCCAAGCGGCCCAAGAGCGTCAAGCTCGAGCACTTCCTGCTCAAGTTTGAAACGAAGGGCATGAAGAAGGAACGAGCCTCGGCTGAA